AAAGACACGGTAGATGGAAGTTGCAGACGGTTCCAGCTAAGCGGCGGCATTCTTGTCGGCACCGAAATACCTTGTCCATAAGGAGGACAAAAAATGAAAAAAGTACTTTTACTCGCGGTTCTGTTTATGGTTGTCGGCAGGGCGTCTACCCCTGCCCAGACAGCACCTGTTGCGCCGCCCCTTGCAGCTTGTACCTTTAGCCATCCCGAATCTAAGCCGACAATGTTTGTGCCTCGCATCCAGAAATCCTATGGGCTGCTCACTCTCAACAGTGCTGGTGATCCTATTCTCATTCACCCGGCTAACAACACAGTTGCAGTTCCAACTTCAGTCACAACAACCCCTTGCATCACACCCAAGAAAAGTCTGATTTATCTGCTGACCACACCAGTTGCACAGCAGTTGAACACGGGCACGAAGTAAGAAGGGAGCGATGGATCGGTTTTTATTGAGTGCGGCGATTATAATAGTAATAGGTGCAGCTATCTTTATTGTGGCCATGGTTCGCGCAGATATAAACGATCCGCACCGCTGGCATAAAATCAAGAACAAATAAACCGCGCCACGGAGGGAGCGAGCGGCGAGGCTCCGGTAATCTGGGTGTGGGAACAAAGATAGTAACATGCCCATAATAAAATTAATTATTAGATAGCTAGAAGAATATTAGGAGATAAATTGAAAAACATATTACTTATTTTTATATTTTTAGTTTGTTTTTCGATTAATTGTTTATCTCAAACAATAGTTACAGAAAAAAAAGTTATAGATAAGAAATTTATTTTAATCAATGCTGCTCATCTTGCATCTGCTTTTTTAGATGTAGAAATAACACATCATTGTATTTCCGATCATACGTGTAGAGAAGCAAATCCTCTTATGCCTTCTTCGTTGGGTGGTCAAATTGCTGTAGATTCTGCTTTAGTAGGATATGGAACTTTTGTAAGTTATAAACTTAAAAAACAAAATAATAGATTATGGTGGGTAAATCCAACTTTGGGAATAACTTCTCATACTGTTGGTATCACTATTACTTTAAACAGAAAACAATAAGATAAATAATAATATGAACAACACCTATCAAACTGTATGGAATCCAATATTGAATGCTCTCCCCCAAAATCAAAGAGGATATTACAAACTTTCTATGATTGCTGCGGTTGAACGTAGGAAAGTTGGAACTAATAGTTTTCGACCACTTAACATTGTTGCTAATACTGTCAGCCCACAAACTGGAAATCCATGGACAACTTCTAATATTTCAAATATCAGTTTTTCTGGTCAAGAGGTTCCAAGCGGAAATATTAATGGAATAAACACAAATTTTACACTTGCTCATGGAACTGTTGATCCTCTTACCTTATTAATAACTATTAATGATCAACCATTGGTTGATAATATTAATTTTACTGTATCTGGAATATCAAAACAAACTATTACATTTACTACTGCTCCACCAAACAAATCAAAAATATTTGCATATTATGCATATGGGACTTAAAAATCCATCTATTTTCTATAGATAAATACTGTTAGAGGATTCTATTAGTTATGTCTAATTCTGCTTCATTTCTTCCGCCATATCTCCAAACCACACCAAATAAAAGATTTTTGGGGTCAACTCTTGATTTATTAACAGCACAGGCTGCTGTAACAAGATTTGATGGTTATATTGGTGAAAAAATATATAACGGCGAAGTTCTCGATGGTAATTATTTGTTGGAAAGCACCCCTCTTAGACAGGCTTATCAACTTGAAGCTGCTTTTGTAACTAAAGATATTAATCAAAATATTACTAAAGTATCTAATTTTATTGATATTCTTAATGCTAGTGCAAACAAAAATGCTATTACTTCATCTTGGAATAGATTGTTAACAAACAATATGTATAGTTGGCAAGGATTTAATAATTTAGATAAAATTATAAACTATCAAAATTATTGCTGGCTTTCTACTGATATCAGTTGGTATTGGAATAATAGTATTCTCATTCAACCAATTAACAATGTTACTGAAGATATCATTGGACAACTTCAATATACTGATCCATTTGGTATTACATTGATGGATGGAATGATTGTGTCTTTTCCTGATTCACAACCATATCCATTTAATACATCTAGATATATTGTTGAGGGAGTTGGTTTAGAAATTACTCTTGTTCCTGTCACAAATATTATTACTCCTGCTTTTGTTAAGGACCAAAACAATCCACCGGATTATATTACTATTGCCAGAAATGCGATTGATCTAAATTTATGGTCACGAACAAATTTATGGGTTCATAAAGACACAATTAACAGTGTTATAAACATTTTAGCAAGTCAACAAAATATAACAAATATATCTCAATCTTTTAATTTTGCAAAAAGACCAATAATAGAATTTACTCCACTGATATTATTCAATTCTGGAAAAATTGGTCTTAATGCTATTAATTATTTTGATAATTCCACAACTGATGCTTTTTATATAATTCAAGGACAAACAAATTTTGAATGTGATGGATATCAATTAAATACTGGAGATTCTGTTATTTTTAATGCAGATCATAATCTAACCATTCGTCAAAATGTATATAATATTAATTTTGTTGATACAAATAGAATAACACAGATACCAAGATTATATCCAGTGCAAGCACTATCTAATTCAAATATTTCATTGTTTGGTTTACAAACTATTGATGGATATATAACTAATATTGGGGATCGTATTTTGGTTCTTGGGCAAACAGATCAAACTAAAAATGGAATTTATATTGTATCTCAATTAAATTGGACTTTATCCGATGATTTTACTGGAAATGATCAAGTTGGTGTTTTTGTTTTATATGGACTTGTTAATAAACTAACATATTATATTTTTACTCCTGCAAATATTATTTGTAATCCTATTATTGGTTCATTAACACCAACAGCAAATTCTCAAATTTATACCATATCGCTTGTTCCAGACCCCAATACCTTACTTATCTGGGATAATTTTCCAATGATTCCAGAAGTTGGGTATACTATTTCTGGTTCAACTATAACTTTTACTGTTGCTCCCGATCCATCTGATGTTTTATCGTTTCAAGCATGGCCAATTGGAACAGCACCTATTACTACACCTGTTTCTGGTGTTCCTGCTGGAGTTCAAGACGGTATTAACACTGTTTTTACTATACCAACACCACCAGATAATAGCACATTGTTAGTATGGGATAATTTTCCATTAGTTAATAATATTGGTTATACTTTATCTGGAACTGTTCTTACATATACATATGCTCCTGCACCAACAGATAATTTATTTTATCAATATTGGTCAAAATGGGCACCGAGTTCTGCTCCCGTTGCACAATTAGTTTTGCGTGATACCGCACAAAATAAAAACTGTGTGATTGTTACTTCTGGAAAAACATATACAGATGACATGGTTTATTGGAATTCATCATTTTGGAATATTGCATCTCAAAATAAAACTAGTATTAATCAAACTCCAAAATTTGATATTTTTGATTTATCTGGAAATAGTTATGGAAATAATATAATATATCCAAATACTAGTTTTATAGGTAGTGAACTGTTTTCTTATGAAATCGGAGTTGGAACCAATGATCCAATTTTAGGATTTCCATTATCTTATGGACCCGTAGGAAATCTAAATGATGTAATTTTTGATAATAATTATACTACTGATACTTTTTCATATACTGGTTTATCAATAGCACAACCAATTATTAATGGTCGTGCTCATTCCATTGATCCAATTACTTATAACGAATCAATATTTGATCCATGGCAATATGTCAATAACAATTTAGAATTATATCAAAATTATGTAACTATTGGTTTGTCAACTATTAGTTTTAACGGGACACTGTTAATAAAATCTACACCAAATTCACAAGCAACACAAGTATTTGTTGATGGAACAAAAATAGAATCTTCTGAATTTATTGTAACAGAAAGCAATGGAAGTATTACTGTTACTATTAGTAGTGAAATAAATTCCAATAGTATTATTCTTATTAAAATTTTAAGTAGCACACCAATTCCAAATGCATGGTATGATGTCCCTCCTGCCTTTGATCATAACCCATTGGGACAAATGTTATCAAACTTTAATATGGGGCAATTTCGTCTCCACGCTACTACAATACAAAACAATTCAAATGATACTACTGGAATTATTAATTTATTTTTAAAGGAATTTCAAGGTGTTCCGGGTAGTATGTTATTTCAGGAAGCAATCAGTATACTTCCAACATTGTTATTATGCGATAATAATTTTAATATTGATCAAGCTATTCGAACAGCATCCGATGATTATGTTTTATTTAAACAACGATTCATTAACACTGCTTCACAATTAACAAATATTGGCTCATTAACTATTAAGCAAGCAGTAGATCAAATTTTACAAAAAATTGCAACAACTAATATTACTGGCCAACCATGGAATACCAGCGATATGTGTTATTGGGGTGGAGCAACTAAAAATATAACAGTTACGAATACAAACTTAGTTACTTATAATCTTCAACAAACATATAATTTTACTCAACCAAATAGTTTGGAATTACAAATTTACAAAAATAATTTACAAATGATTTTTGGTATTGATTATTCTGTATCCGGTAATATTCTTACTATTATTTCTCCATTATCATTAAATGATTTACTTTCAATATATGAAATTTCCAATACCAATGGTAATTATATTCCAGCAACTCCTACAAAATTAGGATTAGCTGCTGCATATATACCTCAAATATATATGGATTATACTTATCAGATACCAAGACAAGTATTACAGGGTCATGACGGAAGTATTACGACATGCTATGGAAATTATATAGATACTTTAATTTTGGATTACGAACTTCGGGTATATAATAATTTAAAAGTTAATAATCAATTTTTATTTAATACTATTCAAACACACGTTCCAGATGGTGGTCGTTGGAGAAGTGAACAAGCTATTTCAAATTTATCCATTGCTCCATATTCTCCAAGTGAATTATTAACTATTCAACAACGTATGTTTTATGAGTGGACTTCAGAATACAACATAAATTCTTTTAACAGTTTTTATGATGAGACTGATTTGTTTACTTGGAATTGGAGTAGCAGTCTTGATAAATTAAGTGATCACGAGCCATTATTAGGATATTGGCGCGGAATATATCGTTGGTTTTATGATACAGAATATGTTAATATTAAACCATGGGAATCATTAGGTTTATCAGTTAAACCATCTTGGTGGGACGAAACTTATGGACCGGCTCCTTATACTGGTGGAAACACTGTTCTATGGGATGACATTGCTGCTGGAATTATTCGCGATCCAAATGGAATTTATTATAGTCCATATGGACCAAAAATATTTAATTCTAACTCTGTAACTTCAGTTATTCCTGTAGACAGTTTTGGTAATTTATTGGACCCAAATGATAGTATTGTTGGTGTTTTTTATAATAGAACTGCTAATTATAATTTTGTTTTTGGTGATGGTGGTCCAACTGAAGAAGCATGGAGACGAAATAGTGTCTATCCATTTGCTAAATTGCGTGCTCAAATTTTACAAAACCCGTTATTTATGTGCGGGTCACTTTGGGATACAAATAACTATCTACCAACAAATGGATATAATCAATTTAGATATCAAAATAATTATCTTGGAACTATTGATCAAATCGTATTAAATAGTGTTGATAATAATGGTTCTGCGGTAGTAAACAGTATATTAAATTATAGTATTGAATATCTTCGTAAACAAGGACAAGACCCATCACAATTACGCGAAGCTATTAGTAATACTTCTGTTCAATTAATGTATCCTCTTGGTGGATTTTCTGATCCCAATGATTTAACTGCCTATGGTTCTCCAAACAATCCAACAGATGTTGGAGCAGCAGAATTAATACCAGTCCATGATTATACTCTTTTCTTAAATAAAAGCACACCAACTGGAACATTAAATTATAGTGGATTGATTATTTCACCGGTTATTAGTAATGTATCTATATTCTCATCAAACATTGCTCCACCAATTAATGTAACTGTAACTACTGCTACAATTGAAGCAACCGCTAATATTTGTCTTATGACCGCAGGAACTACCTATGTTGGTGGTGAATGGGAAGAAATTACCTATGGTAATGGACCATCACCAATCGAAGGAATTCCTGAAATTGGTCAAGAATTAGTTGTAGGAGCTTTACCCAACCAAGAGGGAGACTGGATTTATACAGGGTTAATAAGCAATGATGATCTTGCTTTTGCAAAATTAACTTGGGAAGGAACCCCTCCCGCTGGAAATGCCAATGGTATTGGAATTCCAATTATTGTGCCATCCGTTAGCTCCGTAGTTAATATTGATTTTACCCTTAATCCATATGGAAATGGCGGTGGATCAGATTCAATTTTAAATTATATATCTGGAACTAATCTAACCGCTACTATTTTATGTAACTTGTTATTTGTTGGCGGGCCGGATTCGGGTGTTGGTCAGACATCAATAGTTCTTCCTTTAAATATTCCCGGAACAATATTAGATGTTCTGGCATTTAATACTACAGATTATATAACTTATACTACTGGAGACGCTTCACTAAATCCAGACAATGTTATTCATGCAAATGTAACATGGTCCGGTATCCCCCCCGCTGGAAATTCAAATGGTTTAGGTGTTCCTATTATTGTTCCAAATGTTCCAGCAACCGTAACCATTGGTTTTAACTTAACATTTGGTGGTGGATTATTTAATGAAGGGGTTGTTCAAATCGTATTTTCTGGAACAGGTGGTCCAATTGTTTTTGCTGATGGAACGTGTCGTGTTGTTTTTACTTCCACAACTACCTCTAATACCTCTAATACATCATCGCAATCAACACAAACATCATTTGAAATTATTAATACTGGAACCTATCAAATTACTGGTTATAACAATATAAACCCATTTTTTACTATATATCCAGCAAATACATATGGTCCATCAATTCAAATTGGTGTAAAACCAAACTTTTATAAATATCCAACCAAATTTTCTTCAACGCCAAGTGTTGTAGCATATAATACTATTTTTCCAGATATTCAAAGTGTTATTAATTTTATTGCTGGATATGAGGCATTTTTAATTTCAAATGGTCTTACTTTTATTACAAATGTTTCACAAACACAAGTTGAATGGCAATCAGCAGCTATACAATTTATTAAATGGTGTTTAACAAACTGGGGAGTTTCTCCAGTATTATCATTGATTTTAAATCCTAGTTCCTCAATTATTCAATACAATGCTACGTCTGGAACATTATATGATCTTACTGATCCACTAAGTAGTTTGGTTCTCGATGTTAATGGGGATACTATTACAAATAAATTTTTAGATGTGTATCGAGATGTTAACTCTGTTACTATAACTCATCAAGGTGGAGGAATTTTTGCTTGTGTTGAAGCAGATATTGTTAGTTATGAACATCGAGTAGTTTTTGATAATATTACTGCTTTCAATGATACTATATATGATCCTATATCCGCTATCCGACAAACTAGACTTTCTTTTTCTGGACAAAAAAGTGCAAACTGGAATGGAACACTAGATAGTCCGGGATTTTTAATTTGCACAAACAACGTTCCATTATGGATTCCAAACAAAGATTATTTATTGGGTAGTTTAGTTCAATGGAAAAATAATAATTATATTGCTACCCAAGATACCATTGGTGCGCCTACATTTCAATATAGTCAATTTCAACTTATTTCTACGATATTTACAAATAATATATTACCAAATTTATCACTTAAATCAGTTGATTATCTTAATGCATATAATATTAACTATCGACCATTCCTTACTGATTTTATGTCTTTACGTAATAACACCATTGGTTATATTGAAAGAGATTGGTTAACTATTTTAGACATTGATGCTGGTGGTCAAACAGATTTTTATAAAGGGTGGATAAAGGAAAAGGGTTCCTTAAATTCTCTTAATAGTTATGGACGAGGATCAACGTCACAATTAAACACGATTATTGGTATTAATGAAGAATATGCTATGAAAATTGGTGTTTATGGTAGTGATTTAAGAACAGGTTATGGAGAAGTTAGTCTACCACCTATAATCAATACCCAAAATCCATTGATAATTTCGTTCGTTGATTATTCAAATTCAAATGATACGAATAGTATTCAAGTTACACCAAATAGCCTTTATGAGAAATCTTCTAATTGGACGAATGATTTTATTCAAAATTATGGAAATTTAAAACTAAACACAAGCAATTTCACAAGCGGTGGACCCGTAATACCACAAGCTCTTGTTACCTTGGCGAAAAATACTGTTCCAGATTTTATTAAATCAGATGAAAATTCGTTAAATTTTTCATCTTTTAATTCAATGGTTGCAGCACCACAAAATAGTATATTAAAAATTGCTGAAAACGGCGGTAGTTTCTGGATTGAAAATAATAATCTGATTGCTGGTTCAAATCAATGGGATGTTATTACTTTTAGTTCTGTCAGCACAGAAATTTCTTCTATCACACAACTTAATAGTAACACTATATGTTTTATATTATCGACTAATATTGGAACTGTGGCTAACAGCGTCATTGTAATTGATTACACTGACTTTAGTTCTAATATCTCTATTTCTGGATCATTTATTGTCAATGATTATTTTATAGCACCTTTTAGAACTGCAAATAGCAGCGGATATTCTAATCTTACAATTACAACTACACCAAATCAATTTGGAAATATATTTGTAAATTATGCAAATTTAGTTCCAACTAGTGGAATTTATGTTTCTCGAAGCCTTCGTGCAAATAGTATTGCCGAAGGAACAACTATTGATTTAGATTCTACACAATATGTAATAAATGATGCTACTGGAGAAGCAGCTTATAATTTAACAGCACCATATCAAACAGAAATTACTTATTCTGATGTTTTAGGTGGTATTCCAATTGGTTCCATTGCATATGATAGCCCAAATCAAATAGTTTGGAATGGGAAACCATCTGCAATTCCATCTGGTATATTGGAACTGCGTGTGGTTGGCTCTAATATTTTATCAAATGGAAATATATTACCTACAATTAATACAGAAATTTATACCATTCAACCAAAAAATCCATATTCAATAAATTTTGGAAATGTTTTAGTTGCTGCTAATAATTTCGCGGCGGCTTCGGCAGATACCGACGGTCAACCGGGACAAATTTATATATGTAACAATGTTATAAGACATGCTCCAATCGTAACACAAATATTAAATGGAAATACATTAATTCCATATAAAGTTACTAATATGGCTATTAGTGATGATGCCTCATGGTTATATGCTGTTGAACAATCCAATGGAAATATCAGTGATATTGCAGTATATGCGCTACAAAATAATCCAAATATTAATCAAACTTGGTTCCCAACATATACTATTATTCCAACAGGCGCTAATTCATCTATAACACTTGGAGAAATAATTCCAAATGAATATGCTATAACTGTTTCTATTACAAATAACATAGATTATTCCAGTCGTGTTTTGATACCGGAATATGAATATACTACAGTTGGAACCATAATTAACGTTAACCTAACCACTTCTGGAATTGCAAATATTAGTGATGCAAATAACACAATTGCTGTAACAGGAATATCTAATTATTATCAATATCAAGGAACAATCGTTGCCGCTGATTATGGTTTAACTGAATTTACACCACTTAGTCAATTTGGTGCATCTATTGCATGTGATTCCGACGGAAAAACTATTGCTATAGGTGCTCCTAATAATCAAGGAAATGTTATTGTTTTTTCACGTATTATTGAAAATCAATATTCTCAAAATGGTGGTTTAATAACTCCATTTAATTCATATGATACTATTACAAATATTAAAGTAAATGGTTTATCAGTTCCTCCGACACCCAATGTCATTGTTCAAGCCTATAGCTTAATTCAATTTGAAGGTTTTTGCTTCAATGTTCAACAAATTATACCTGCTCCAAATATATTTGATAGTGGTTTTGGTAGCAGTGTAGCAATTCAAAACAACCAACTTGTAATTGGAAGTTCTAATTCTACAATCGGTAATCAATATAATAAAGGAACAGTATATGTATATGCACTTGATACAAGCATTACTAATTCAAAAATTATTCCAATTTCTGATTTGGTTTTATCTACTACCCCGTTTATGATTAATGGTTGGTTAGTTACACCTCTTAATGCAACAATAAACGGCTTGATTGATGCTATAAATATTACTAGTGGATATACCGGAATTACAGCAGCAACCAGCAATTCAAATCTAGTGCTTACAATAACTCCAACTCTTCAATCAACTGGTTTGGGTAATTTAGGAGCCTAGAAAAACAATAATTTACGAGCCTAAATAATAGTAGAGGAATTTCAGTGATCGGAAAATCATTATTAAGTAACTTTGTTTTAATTGACTCTGTAAAGGCCACCGACGATCAATCTATTCGATTTGGCAAGCAGATTTCTTGGTTAAGCTCCGATTTATTTTCTGTAACCAGTGATATAAACGCTCCATTTATATCTGATGATTTGTCTTTTTCTGACGCTGCTTATTTTGACGGTAGTGACACGAATTTTGGACAGCAATTTACAACATATAGTCAAAAAATAGATATTTTTCAAATTTTAAAAACTGATAAAAATTGGATTAATACCAATGATGATATTTTAAATTCAGTCCCAGTTAATACTATTTCTGTATATGGTAATAATAATAGTGATGCTATATATTCTGGAGCTATTGACAATATATTTTTAGCTGATAGTGGAAATCCAAATGAAGCAATAAAAATTTTTAACAACCCCTCTATGGCACATGGTTGGGCGGTATTTACCGCACAAGAACATCAATTAGATTCTGGTAGTATTGGTCAAGCATGGATATATGATTCCATAACCAAAATAAAACTCGCTGATTTAGAAGTTGTAGATTTATATGCAGGAATTCTTCCGGGATCAATTGCTAGTAATTTAGATTTTGTTTGTGATATTGATCCCGCATGTTATAATATTTCTCCATGGGTCGCCGGAACTATATATTCAATTGGTGATAGAGTTTTATATGGCGGTCAGATATATCAAGCATTATATGCAGGTAAAAGCGGAAGTATGTTCAATGCTGCATTATGGTCTATTATTACTTCTCAACCAATAGTTAATACCGAAAGTTTTATTAAATGGGGATCATCACAAGTTGGAAAAACATGGTTTAATACATCAAATATAAAAGTAATCAATGCTCAGTTAGGAGATTTAACTGAAAGAGCACAAAATTGGAATCAATGGTTTCCAAATTCAAATATTCAAATATTTGAATGGGTTAATAGTTCTGTTCCTCCAGCCCAATATATAAACAATGATGATAATGGTTATGTTATTGATTTAAATTCTTCATATACTTATGATACTGCATCTTCTCAATATGGTTTTTGGGTATATGGAAAAAACTCAATTGGTCCATTGCATAATCAAACAACCGCACAATTAATAGAAGATGTAAATAATATTCCAAATTCTGGAATTCCAATGATTACTGCTATTGATACAAATGCCGTAGCAGTTTGGAACATTAATCAATTTGTTACTAATAATACAGTTATCCTCCATATTGATTATATCAAAGAATCTGCAAACAATCAATTACATAATGAATTTGCCCTTATTAGTAATGATGGATCAAAAGCATGGTATAACACTTCTATATATCCCAAATTTGTTGATAGTTTGTGCGGTGTTTCAATAAATAATCAATTAGTTCCAGATTATACTCTTCCAATAAACCAACAAACTGGGATATTAAATAACCCAGTTCAATCATTGTTTGTTGACCGCATTACTGCCATAGATATATATTTTACAACTATTAACAATCAATTAGCTAATTTGGCCATTGCAACAAGTGCTATTATTTCATCATTGAGTATTTTTGATCCTTTGCCAACCTTGGGATTTAATGAGCAAATATCTAATAGAGAAGTTTTAAATGAACTTGATCCATCTTTATATCCAGAAAATTATCGTATTCTACTTACAGAAGATGACACATTAACTCCAACAGCATGGAGCATTGTTGCAATTATTAATGGAGAATGGCAAATTGCACAATATCAACTTTATAATTTAGCAAATAATTGGAAATATACAGATTGGTTTTCTACTAGTTATAACAATAATACTCCAACATATATTTTGAATAATATAGGAGAACTATCTCAAATCACTTATGGTGTTGGGGATATTATTCAGATTAACAATGACGGCAATGGTAATAAAATTATTTTTATAGCAGCTACAAATGATATTGATTCCAATGTTATAGAACTTGATTCTATATATATTCAAAACGGAACCATTCAATTTTTACCAAATCTATATGATTTTTCTAATAGTGGTATTGGTTTTGATAATCAACCGTTTGATAGTCAGCCATTTGATAATGATCCATATATTGAAATTAGACTTATCACTCAGATTCTTAACGATACTGTTTTTATCGGAAGTAATAGTTTAACTGCTGCGGCTGATGGTGGTTTTTATGCTATTTTACAATATATATTATTTGAAAATCAAAATTTGGATTGGTTATTTAAAACTAGTTTTGTAACTGCCGATTATAATAATAGAAATCTTTCTATTCAAGGATCATTTGAACCTGATAATCAATCTTCTATAGAAGATTTTATTAGTGAAACTCTTCCATATCACACAAGAGTTAGAGAATTCCGTGATACATATACTGAAAATGATTATGCTAATGTTGGCGCTGTAGATTTTGATTTACCAGCACAATATGATTTTAATTATGCAAACATTATTTATGATTTTACTTCAAATCCAAAATTCAATACTCAGCTTCCATTAAGTGCTTTTAGAGGAAACACCGGCGTTTCGTTGGATTCTCGTGGTTACTATATTAATAGTAATGGAATTCCAGCTAACCCAACAATGACATCTAACATTCAAAATTGGTCTTTTGGTTTAGTTAAATGTCCAATAACCACAAATATTAAATATGATACTGTATCAGATAATGGTGGTCCAATCGCTGTTGCCATTGATGGTGTTCCATTTTTCAGTCCAAACAGTGGAACAACCGAAACACTATACTTATATGGAAATATTAATAATCCACTTGCCAATGTAAATATTCAAAATTCATATACTATAAATAGCGTTTGGTTAGCTCAACAAGAATCACTTGATCCGGGAGCAGGTTTTACAAACGAAAAAGGTGCATATCAATATCTTACAAATCCATATGTCATGGCAAATGTTTCTATCGGAACACATAGTCCACTAATTGGATATGCTTGGGATGGAAACCCTATATATGGCCCATATGGTTATGCATATGCAAATGGAACGGGTGGTATTATTGTAAATACTTCAAGTTATCAATTATCTACTAATCCAAGATTAGATAAAACTGGTCAACCAATTATTAATGGTCTACAGATGGCTGTTTATGCTTCTCCAACCGGAGAATATATTGAAGATTTTGTTTATGTTCCAAACTCTGGAACATTGGACGATTGTAATGGACGATTTGTTGTTACTCCAGAATATCCATCGGGTATATATGCTTATTTTTCAACTGTTTCTCCTTCAAATGTTTCTATTCCTACATATCCATATGTTATTGGACAATGTTATAATTCTAAACCATTTGGCCTTAAATATTTGTATGTAAATGGAGTAAACACCCCGATTTATATAAATGGTAATATTACTATACCAGAAGTTCCATTTATTAATACGGTTGATTTGGTTCGTTCTCCTGATGGTTCTATAGCATCCGATGATATTACACTACAGGAACCAATTTATTCTTTTTGGAATAATAATCATACTTATTCAATTGGAAGTTTACTTGTTGAAAGACCGGGAAGCGGATATTTAGATTTGTCGGCTAATATTATTGTTATTCCAACAAATAATGTTGTCGCACAGGTTACTGGTTTACAAGTTGTTTCTGCAAACATAGTATCAACTGGAAACAACTATTCAAATGGTGACATTTTAAATTTTGTTGGTGGATTATATAACAATGCTGCGGCTATACAAATTACCAATGTAAATATTGCTAATGGAAATTCAATTAGTAACTTTACTTTGCTACCAATACAAAATCAAGAATATACAGCAGTTCCTTCTAATATATCAAACGTTTCTATTTCATCTGCCAATAGCAATGGAGCAGGAGCTATTTTTAGTATCTCTTTTGGAATAGAATCTATTTCTGTTATAGATAATGGAAATAATTTTATATATACTCCAACAATAACTGTTATTGATTCAAATGCTATAATTCCAGCAACAATTTATCCAGAACTTGAAAATAATTTAGTTCGTAAAATTGAAACTACTATTAATTTTAATAGAGTTGGTTCTTCATCAGTATATCCAGAAGTATTTTTGAAAAATGGTCCTTTTGTTGGTTCATATAGTGTTCCAACTGGAACTATTTTTGATTCCAATGATTCTACTGCTGGTCAGACATCTTTAAACATATCATGGCGACCTGAATTAATAAGTGACACTTCTTTAAGTTCAGAATATTCTCGTTTTGGAAATACCGCTGGTGTGTTTAATGCAACAATAGATCAATATATTATTGCAAATATAAATAGTCCAGACATAGATTCGTTAAGTATAAACGCAAATAATTTTACTCTGGAATTCTTTATGAATTTTAGTAATTTAACCAACAATGTTGCGGTTATGTTAGATACCAGAAACAATATTTTCAGCGATAGTGGACTTGTTGTTTTTAGTAATTATGGAAATCTATGTATTGGTTCAAATACTGATACTGCTATTATATCAACAACATCTTTGCCATTTACTATCAATGATTGGGAATATATCACAATTCAAGGTAATAATGGAAATCTATATGCTTATATGAATGGACAATTAATTGGAACTGCAAATATTACATATAATTTTTCCGATACAAATTTAACATTTGGTGCAGATGTTTCCGGTGGAAATATAAGTTCCGGATATATGGATGAAATTCGGCTTACTAAATCTTACAATCGATATATTCCCGGCATCATAAATATTACTGTTCCAACACAAGCGTTTCCAAGATCAATTAGTGTTGATCCATATTTATTACCTGCATATACTCCTTTGTTATGGGGTTTTGAAAGTTTTATAAATGAAAGTAAAACTAATATTACTTTTGAATCTATAAATGCACAAACACTAATAAGTGATTTATCATGGAATCAGAAAAAATTACAATTAGTAAATTATGGTGCTAATCTTGTAATCGACAGTTCCACTTTAAATTCATTAAATGATCCACAAGATAGTGAAATTTTAGCAGCTACTTTAAATCAAGGATAATATGAGCACAAATAGTTATATCAGAGCGACTGGAGATATTGATTATAATTTTAATTATAATGATTTCACTGTGGAATTTTTTGTTAAACCAGTTCCAGTTAGCCCTCTAACATCATTTTCAAATATAACAACCACTGCAAATATTACAGCTATTGATAATATATGTCCAATGACAGCAGGAGATACAACTGTTGGTAGTATTGATGGATATGGACCACTACCTATTATTAGTCTTCCAATTATTGGAGATGAGTTGGTTGTTAGTGCATTTCCTAGTCCAGAGGAAAGTTATGTTTATACTGGATTAATTAGTAATAATTTTGGTTGGGCTTATGCAAATGTATCTTGGGAAGGAACCCCTCCTGCTGGAAATGCCAATGGAATTGGAATTCCAATTATTGTGCCATCCGTTAGTTCATCTGTCAATATTGATTTTACCGCTAATCCGTATGGCAATGGAGGTGGTTCAAATTCAATTTTAAATTATATAGCTGGAACTAATTTAACCGCAACTATTACATGCAACGAAGCATCTGTTGGTGGACCTGATTCTGGTGTTGGAGAAGTAACTTCAATATTATTAACGAATATTCCCGGAACATTATTAGTTGTTAACGGATATAACACAACAGACTATGACATATATTCCACAGGCGATGCTTCATTAAATCCAGATAATGTAGTTCATACAAATGTAACTTGGGATGGTATTCCTCCAGCCGGAAATTCCAATGGCTTAGGTGTTCCTATCATTGTTCCAAATATTCCTGCAACAGTCACTATTGCTTTTAACTTAACATATGGCGGCGGATTATTTAATGAAGGGGTTGTTCAAATTGTATTTTCTGGAACTGGTGGTCCAGTTATTTTTGGAAATGGCTCATGTCGTGTTGATTTTATTTCTACTGGAAATATTATTCCAATAATACAACCAACACAAACATTGTTTGAAATTTCAAACAATGAATCTCCTGCTGCAAACTTATATACTAGCACCAGATTTTTAACGGTTATAGAAAATGGAAATTTAAATTCATATGCAATTCAAATAATATCCCCATTTGTTGTTGGTGGTAATAGCAATGTATTTACTAGTCCAATTCCAATTTCAAATAATGATAAAATATTTTATAATGGCGAATTATTAAATGATTTACAATTATCTATATCTGGTAGTTCTATTTCATTATCCAATGTAAATATAAACACATCTAACACAATAGTTGAAATAGGACAAGTATTATTTCAAGTTTTGGGTGAAGCTATAACTGAAAACACTCAACATTTTATTAGTGCGGAAAGAAGCCAAAATCAATTTTATTTGTTCTTAGATGGACAATTACAAAGTGCTCCAGTTCCAGCATTCAACGCAATTCCATCACAAGTTCTTACTAATACAATAAGCAATTCAAATATACAACGCTATGACAGTCCTGCATTACTTACTATTGGGGCCAATAAAGATGGAAAAGACCCATTTTATGGTCAGTTTGGTGATTTTAAAATTATCAATGGGACAGCGATACATATTCCAGAAACAGAAATTACCAATACCATATATAGTTCTTTCAATGACGCAAATTTAGGTTGTGGCATAGCCGATATCATTGTTGAAGATGATAATTTTGTTGATAGTATTACTAATAATTTTCCAGAAGAATATATACCCGGACAAATATTTGATACTTTATACATTCAAGTATATCAAAGTAATACATCTAATGCCAATGCAAATATTCTTAGTTTTTCTTTATTTAAACCAACTATTATGGTTGGTCCAACTGGATATTATACATTTACTATGCCAACGAGTAACTCAAAAATTAATTTACCATGGTCTTTTTTAGACGCCGCTGCTGCAAGCATATTAGTGAATGGTGTTGCAATCCCTTCGACATCATGGGCAATTGATACTGGTGTTTTAAGTATTGTTGCTGCTCCGGGAAGCAATGTTCAAATATTTGCTACTGGACCAACTACATATTATGATGTTAATTCAAATTCGGTTTCTATTATTACTAGTAATCTATATGCCAATAGTTCAACAATTAATGTTGCCAACACCACACCTTTTATTACTCCAATTATTGGTAGCACCGCTAACATATCAAATAATGCATTATTAAATGTTCGTGGACAAATTTTTATAAACCAAGAATGTATTACATATCTATATATTGATAGAATTGGAAATACTTTATCTGGATTAACTAGAGGAACATCTGGAACAGGTGTCCCAGAAATTCATAATATTGGTTCAAGAATAATAAGTTCTTCATATACAAATGATATTCAAAATTTAGCATTTGTTGATCCACGAACTGCTAGTTGGTATACATATCCATTAGCTAATACTAGTTTACAAAACACCAATTCAACAATTTCATCAGTGTTAGTAAACTTAGGTGGTTTACCACCAGTAACACCATTTTAGAAGATAAATAATATTATGAAAGACTTAACAAGTGTTAAAATAAATGAACATCTAAAAATAGTAGTTAGTGAAAAAACATCGGTTAATAATATTGCAATAACGAATATAAAAACAGTTGTTTGTCAGAGGATGAAATAATGAATCAACAAGACTCAAATGTTAGATTTGATATTAAAGGATACGTAAAAATAACCGATGCTATAACAAAAGAAGTTTTGTTTGATGGCGAAAATGGAATCCATTTTGAAAATTTTTCTGTAGCCTTAGCACAAAGTTTAGGAGGTGGACCTCTTGATCCATCAAATCCCGGTTTCATCTATACTATGAATTTTGGTAATGGAGGAACTACGGTTAATGCTAGTGGAATTGTAACATACAATCCCCCAAACACAGTTGGTGCCACTGCCCAACTATATAATCAAACATATAGTAAAGTAGTTAACAATCAATTTTCAGCAGACATTGATCCTATTAATAACAAAATTACATATAGTCATACTCCCGGAAAAGCATACACAGATGTTGTTATTGTTTGTAGATTAGATTATGGTGAACCCGCTGATCAATTAAGTTATGATAACTCTAATGATATTAATACCCAATATGCTTTTGATGAACTCGGTTTATTTAGTTATAATGGTCAACTTCTTACACATGTGATATATTCTCCTATTATTAAGAGTCTTAATCGACTTATAGATATTGGATATACTTTAAGAATTAGCACATTATCATCATTGTCAATTTAAAGGAAATTAAAAAATGTATACCATAACTTTATCCAATGGAAATATTTTAACCGCAGTTCCAGATACCCAATTAGTTTCTTCATATGGTGGGTTAAATTTAACTGGCAAAAATTATGTAGGATATGGAACAATACTCGATAATAATATTGTTCATATGACAGAAAATTTTGCCGATAGCACCCCACCAACAAATCCATTAATAGGGCAAATTTGGTTTGATACTGTTTCTAATGTCCTTAATTTTTGGAGTGGAACCCAATTTAAAGCAATAAGTGTCATCACTAATAGTGCAACTGCACCACTTAATCCACAAGAAGGTGATGAATGGTATGATAATATTAATCAACAATTAAATTTATGGAATGGAACAGCATGGATTGTTATTGGTCCAATCAATCAAGGTGGTGTAAAAGAAGGATTTATAGTTCAAAGTTTACAGACTAATAATGGAAATATTTATTATTTAGATTTATATGCTAATAATGAATTACTTGGTATTGTTTCTTCCGTTACGCTAACAAATCCAGATATTGTTGGTTTTGGAAATATTAGACCGGGTTTAAATTTTGTTACAAATCCAGAATCGGCTCCATCTATTATTGAAAGCGGAATATATAATGCTTCAGAAATAACGTTGGGAAATGCAGACCAAATTACTATGTATCCTGATACTTTTGATAATGCTATTGTTGAAGTTGCCGGTGGAAATGTTATGATTGCAACTAATAGCACAACATTTGCAAATATTAAAGCCTTTAATTCAATGATAGATGGTAATATAGAAGGAACTGTTTATTTTAATAGAATTATAGCTAATAGTTATGGAAATCTTCCGGCCACATCTTCTCCCGGTATATCTGGACAAATTATTTATAATAATGGAACAAGTCTTGCTGGTTCAAATGCTATTACTGTTTTTGGTGGTAATATTACAGCATCAGTTGATCATCTTTTAGTTAATGATGAAGCTGTAATAAATGCCAATCTTACTGTAAATGGTTCGAATACTTTTATTAATGGAACAATATATGCAGCAAATTATGAAAATCTTCCACCATTTAGTATTCCCGGATCATCTGGTCAATTTTTATATAATGATGGCTCTGGTGTTGGAGCAGCATCATATATTACACTTAGCGGAACAACAATTAACATTTCAACATTAAATGTTGTCGGTAATTCTACTTTGAATACCGTAAATGTTTCCAGCACATTAAGAGTAACAGGAATTTCAACTCTTGGTGTATTAAATTCTGGAGCAACTGATGTTAACTTATTAGTTGTTGAAAACACAGCTAATATAAAAGGTAGCACCACATTAAATTATGGAACTGCTGGTCAATTTAGTATGCCAACAACAAATGGAATTGAAAATTCTGTTATTTTATCAAATGGTGATGGAACTACTACATGGTCTAATGTTAGTATATTTGAAGAATCTGGATCAAACGTGAATGGACATTGGGTAATGTTACCGTTTGGTTTAATTATGCAATGGAATAATAGTGTTTTAAGTGGAGGAGTAGGTGGCACTAATTTTACTTTTCCAATTCCATTTACAAATGCAGCCAGTATAAATATTCAAGTATCAGAAGTATATACTAGTGGTGCCAGTATTATACCAAATGTCACTAGTGGCTCCATAACTACTACGGGATTTAATGGCGGTGGTTCAGGAAGTTCACATACTAATATTAATTGGTATGCAATAGGATTTTAATACAATGGGATTTTAAAAGATAAATAAAACGAGGTTAAATATATGAAATTTTTTCAAATACCAATAGTCGCTATTCTTAGTGGTCTATTAATGACTTTACCAACTGGCTGCACTGTATCTCAAGCAAAAATCAATACAGTTGTTCAAAATATTGCAACATGGGCACCGGTTATTGTTAATGATGCAACTTCTTTAGCAGCAAACGTAGCATCTTTTGATCCTGATGATGCTGTTATTATTCAAAAATATGTCACAACTATTCAAACAGATGGAACACTATTAACTGCCGTATCAAATCAATATTTGGCAAATCCTTCGCCTATTTTGTTAGCACAAATTTCAAGTCTTGTAAGCGATCTTGCAACAACAGATTCTTCGGCACTTCTTGCAACATTACAAATTAAAAATGCAAATAGTTTAATGATTGCAAAAGGTGTTTTAGCAACAATTGCAACAGCAACCGTTATTCTCAGCACATATCTCACAACAATTAATGTCGCTGTCACACCCGCTGCCGCACAATCCATTGAACAGATGAAACCAGTCGTAAATAAAGTAACTTTGATTGGTGAATTAAACAAAGCAAAAACACAAAATCTAATTCCTGAAAATACAACTCTGCAACAATTTGGATTCTAATATTATAAAAAGATGGTTTATTAATAAACCATCTTTTTATTTTATTTTCCTTGACATGTTATTAACTCTATGTAACAATAAAACTACATAAATGGTTGTATTCAAATAATTAAAAACAATTAGGTATATAATTATGTTTTGTGGTAAGATTTATAAAATTTCAAATAAAACTAATGGAAAAAAGTATTTTGGACAAACAATCGGCAAAAATCCAACTAATAGATGGAATCAACATCTTTCTGTAGTTAATCATCCTTTATATAAAGCAATGATATTAGAAGGTATAGATAATTTTCGTTTTGAGATGATGGAAAATAATATTAAATCTTCTTTAGCTCTTAACGAATCAGAAAAAAATTATATTTGTAATAATAAAACTTTTGATCCTAATTTTGGTTATAATATATCAAAAGGTGTTCAAACTTGTTCAAATGATAAATCTATAAATGGTATGATATACTGTATTTTAAATTTAAAAAATAACAAAGTATATATTGGAAAAACGATATATACAGATTATTCAAGATGGAAACAACATCTTTACTATGCTAAACACCCTTTATACAAATCAATGGTAAGCGAGGGTATAGATAATTTTTCTTTTGAAGTAATTCACGATAATGTTAAATCTAAATTTTTACTGAATAAAATAGAAACCGAACTTATATTTTCAAACAAAACATTTTTAAAAAATTATGGTTATAATCAAGATTTCGGCTTGAGTAATTATTTAATCGATAAATATCATCAATCTGGTTTTAAAGCACAATAATGATTGTATATTTACAAATTTCGTCAAATTTGCACAATCTCGTTGATTGAGAACAATTAGGTAAAGCCAACCTAACAAAGTTGCCTATCATGGGCTGAGTTAAAGGCTAGAAACGAGGGGTAAAACAATGTAATCCCCACATAACTATCATTATATCCAAAGTCTATTTTGATAGTTGCGTTTGTGGAAACAAAAACGTCAAACATTCTGAGCACTCAGATATTGTGGTAAAACACGACCGCCACAACATTATTGAATCGCCAAAGGCCCAAAAAGAGGATTTGGATAACGAGGGAATAATAGGTTTGGAACTTTGAAGATGATTAACGTTAATCATCTTATTTTACACATTGACGCCTTGGGGCGTTTCTGTCTTTAAAAATAAACTATTTTTTAAATATAAAAACCAACGCGCTTTTAAGAAAACTAAAAGTTCGACGCCTTTAGGCGGCGGGGGTGGAAGCGAAATGCGAAGCAATTCGATTACACCCATCAAATATAATAAAAGTCCTCTTATATTTTAAATAAAAATAATTTAAAAATTTAAATTTATTAAAAACAAAAGATGAATAGAGGTGTGTGAACCAAGCGATTTTTGTTTTTGGCGGGCATTCGCCCTGTGCTTCGCACAATACTTGCTTCGCAAGTATTTTATGTAAAGAGATTATATAGTTGTCTGCACTGCGCTGCTTCGCTGCTCGTTTGACAACTATATTCTCATTTCGCTTCGCTTTTCTTTTTATTGATAGAAACCAGAGGTTTTGTAATATTTGTTTTTAAGAAAATTCCGTTTATATAAAAATGATAAATACTTCCATGGAAGACATTGGACATTGGCAATTTTTTAAAGAATTTGATCCAAAACAATTTGTTGGTTTTGTATACAAAATTACATATATACCTACAGGTAAATCTTATATCGGAAAAAAATTTTTCTGGAGTTCTATTCGTAAGATAGTAAAAAATAAAAAGAATAGAAAAAAGATAATTAAAGAGTCGGATTGGAAGAAATATACTGGTAGTTCAAAAGCACTTAATGAAGATATTGACAAATTTGGTAAAGAAAATTTTAAATTTGATATTATTAGTTTGCATGAATGTAAATCTACCTTAGCTTGGGGAGAAACAAAACAACTTGTAATGAATGATGCATTAAGAGCTAAATTATTAGATGGAACCAAAAAATATTATAATGGTATTGTGTGTGGTATAAAATATATAGTTAAAGAGGAATCAGAATTAGAAAAACAATTTAAAACTTGAAATGGAGGATTATAAATAATGAATGAAAAAATAACACCCGAACAACTACACATTAATTTCATTCGGTTAGCAAAAATTATTCATCCTGATAATAATCCAACAGATATAGAATCCACTGAAAAATTTCAAGAATTACAAAAACAATATGAAATAGCACAAAAATTTATTTATACAAAAAACCAATATCACACATCAATTTCTATTACATTGAAAGAAGCAATACACGGAGCAGAAAGATATTTCACAATAGATGATTCTGGATGTTATATAATGTTAACTATTCCTCCCGGTGTAAAAAATAAACAAACTCTTTTATATCGCAATTTAACAATTAAGACTATTCAAAATGTTAATGTATATATAAAAATATATATTGATATACCATATAATTTTTCAATTATTGGTGATCAGCTTATTTTGAAAGAATGGGTTCCATTTTGGAAAATGTATTTTGGAGGAGAATATATAATCACAGGACCAGATAGAAAAAAAATTTTAGTAAAAATTCCAAAGAAAACAAAAAATGGTAAAATGTTCAAAGTGCAGGGGGCAGGGTCGCTGGATCGTATTGAAAAGAAAAGGAATCCATTATATATTCAATTTTTTGGTTCCATTATTTGACAACCATGGTTCGCTCTGATACAATTTAATTGAGGACAAAAATGGAACAAATTAATCCGAGTTCGCTACTTATTAAGAACATTATTGACATGAGCTTTAGTGTTGCAATTAGTTTAGAACAAACAATTATTACAACTGAACATGTGCTTTTTGTCATTGCACAGAGTTCCGCTATACAGCGATATTTTACATCTAAAGGTATTGAAACTACCAAAATGAATACGGAAATATTGGATAATATTAAAGGAAAATCAAAATTTTTAAAGAATCAGATTCCAAATGCCGATAAAAATATCATGACAGGTCAATTGACAGCCGAATTAACAGGTTTGTTTGAGTCTATTAATAATTATACAAAAAAAGAAAATAGAGATATGGATGTAGTTGATGTTTTGATGGGATTGTGGCTTCTTGATGAATCTTATGCCAGTTATTTTTTGAAAAAATATGGAATTACACAAGATATGTTGATGGAACTTCGCGAAAATATTCTTACATTACAGAAAGGAATAGCAATGGGTAATGCAACTTCTATGGGAGGAAACCCGTTTGGAAAAACAAACGAAAATGCTTTGGCACAATATTGCGTTAATCTAACTGAAAAAGCAAAAACTACAACTGATCCCCTAATTGGTAGGGATAAAGAAATTTTTACAATTGCACATACATTGAACAAGCGTAAAAAGTGTAATGTATTGCTGATTGGTGAACCCGGTGTTGGAAAGACTGCTGTTATTGAAGGTCTTGCACAACGTATCAATAATGGCTTGGTTCCAAAGACTTTACTAAATAAAGAAATTTTTGGTCTAGATGTCGGCACCTTGATGGCTGGATGTAAATATCGTGGTGATTTTGAAGAAAAAATTCGCGATATTCTTGCTGAATTGGTTGAAAAACCAAATGCCATTTTGTTTATTGATGAAGCACATCAAATGACATCTGGTGAAGGTAGTGGACAAATGGGAATGAGTCTATCTTCTATGCTTAAACCAGTATTGAGCCGTGGAGCAATAAAGGTTATTGCTGCAATTACATGGGAAGAATATCGCAAAAACATTGCAAAGGATAAGGCACTTGAACGTCGCTTCCGTATTGTTCAAGTTGATGAACCAACTGCAAAAGAAGCTATTGCAATTCTCAAAGGAACAAAAACATCCGTTGAAGAATTTCATAGCGTAAGCATCGAAGATTCTGCAATTGAAGCAGCAGTAGAACTTACAATTAAATATCAACCAGAAAAGAGATTACCAGATAAGGCAATTGATATTTTGGATAGCGCCTGTGCGCGTAAGAAAGTGGTTGATAATGAAGAAATGATCATTAATCGAGCCAGTATTATTAAAGAAATTACAGAAATGACAGGAATTACTGTTAAGAATGAAACCAATGATGCAGATGCATCAAAAAATATTCTCTCTATTGGAGATAGGATTAAGAATGTTATATTTCATCAGGATAAGGCAATTGATCGTGTTTCACAATGCCTGATTATTAGTCAAGCTGGTTTGAAAAATCCAAAAAAACCAATTGGTAGTTTTTTGTTTACTGGACCAAGCGGTGTTGGTAAGACAATGCTTGCGCAACAACTTGCAATAGATATGAATATGAATTTTTTCAAATATGATATGAGTGAATTTCAAGAAAAACACGCGGTTGCTCGTTTGATTGGCGCTCCTCCCGGATATATTGGGTTTGGTGACGGTGGAACAGGCGAAGGACAACTTGTAAATGATCTTTTGAAGCATCCGAATAGTGTTGTTCTTTTTGATGAAGTTGAGAAGGCACACCCGGATACTTTTAATACATTTTTACAACTATTAGATGACGGTCAAATCACCGGAACCACTGGTAAAGTAGCAAATGCAAAAAATTGCATTATCATTATGACTAGTAATCTTGGAAGCAAGGATGGTGCAAAAAATAATCTTGGATTTGGACCAGAAAAAACCGGAAAGTCAGCCTCTTCTAAAGCAGTCGATGGGTTTTTCCTTACAGAAATGCGTGGGCGTATGACCGGTATTATTGAATTTTCTGCTTTGGATGATCTAAGCTATCGCCGCATTGTAATTGAAAGAATCAATGATATTAGTAAGATGATTTCTTCAAAAAATATTCGAATTGTTCCAAGTGAAGAACTTATTTCGCATATTTTAAAACTAAATAATGGCAGTGAATATGGCGCTCGAAAGATAGCTGGTATTATTGAAGACATTATCAATTATCCATTGAGTGTAAAATTGTTGAATGGAAAAATCGATAATAATAGTGTCATCAATCTAGATTGGCAAAACGATAATCTAATCATTAAGCAAAAGATGGTTAAAGTTATTATACCAAGTCCAATCATTAAATAGGTAAATTATGAAAAGTAAAAAATTAATTGAATTATTGCAATCATTAGACCCCACAGGTGAAGTTGAAGTATCTGTGAATAATGCGGATATTTTATATGTTGAATCTTTACCCGCTTATTATGATGGTTCTCTTCAAGTTCTTATAAGAGATGAAAGCAAAAAACCTTATTATGATATAGTTGGAGCAAAATATGTCAGGACTGGAGGAAAAATAGTCATTCATCCAATGAGCATTACTGATTTGTTGTGGGATGATCCAGATGCATCAGTAGATTACTCTCAATTATCAGGTTGGTCTTTGGAAAAATGCACTGAGACTAACGAAAAAACTCGGCAAGCTAGTTTGGATGTAGAAATTAAAGTCGATATGGATGCTTTTTTTAAGTGGGTTAAAAAGAAAACGTCGAATATTTATGTCGGTAATGGTGTCGCAGATTGTCTTCATGAGGCCAATAGATTCTACACAAATCATTTAAATCCAAAAGACCCAGTTAAAGATTTACCAGCAACTATAGACAAGGATGGAAATAAGTGGTGTGCAAGTTGGAGTGAACAACGAGAAGCAATGTGGGATGATACTATTGATATAAAATGGGAAGGTGAATGGGTAATTACAAAAAAGGAAATTAAATGAATCATGCACAACTTCACGAAGCAGTAAGAAGCCAAGTATTTGTAATAATAAAAAATTTTCCTGCTTGGTTTGTTGGAAACAGCAGTAGTAATATTAGAGATTTACATAATATTATGGCAGAAAGTTTACAAGAATCTATTGATGAATTAAAAGAAGATGTTGAATAATAAAATATATAAAGGAGAATTATGGCAAAAGTAATTGAAGAGAAGTATGTAGTTGTTCTTAGTAGATTGGTAAAAACAGATGATCAGAGTGCTGAGACAAATGTATTAAATTCAGATCAACTCGAAACATTAACACAAGCAGTTGAAGGGTTAGTTGATGATCCAACTGTAGTAGTTGAAGTTATAGCGTAGTCATATTTTAATATAAGGAAAAATTATGGCAAAAATTATTGAAGAAAAAGTGACGATTGTAATGAGTAGAATAACAACAAATGATACAAAAGAACTTCCATCTATATTAATTGGTGATGAATTGATTACTTTACAACAAGCAGTTGAAGGATTAATTAATAATGATTCGGTTATTGTAGAAGTTTTTGCTGAAAGAGCTAGGTAATATATTAGTAAGTTGTTCCCTGAAAGGGAACATTTTGAACATGGAGTAATAATGCGAAATAAAACAGACTATGGGGAAGTATTAGTTAGTGGGTTAAGTTTTGGTGGAAGTGTGGAAGACCAGCCAACTAAACAGACTAGTTATATAAGTGAACCGGTGAAGGGTGATGGTTTAGTTCATCGTGCCTCTGGTCTTCATACCATACAGATTCATACGATTAACACAACAGCCGATATTATGTTTGAGGCCACCCTTGATCGTGACCCATGTTCTACGGCATGGATTCCTATTTCTATTACAAATACTTCCACTGGAAATATTTCCACTGTCCTACATTATGTTTATAATTCATCGGTTCCAAACATTCCTTCATCTGGTAAAACAATTGAACTTAATGAGTTTTTTACAGCACAGGGTCAATATGCTTGGATTCGGGTTAATATCAGTAATATATCAAATGGGATAATTGATAGTATTAAAGTAAGTTTCTAGGAAAATGAATGGAAGATATTAGAGAACAAGTTTTAGAAATAGTTAATAACAATGTTACACGAATATCTGATAAACTTAAAAAAGCTAATCTTTGGGATTGGGTTGTTGCACAAGTCCCACCAGATAAACTAGAAGTATGTAGAAACACGGCTGAAATAATATATATTGCTTTAAATCCATATAAATCTCCGTTATGTCCAAATGGACGACAAAAATATTTTTATAATATTCAACGTGGATTTTCAGAAAGATGCAATGTAAAAACGTTTTGTCCATGTCATACAAATTTTATAGAATCTGATTCATGGAAGGAACGCTCGGTAATAGCCAAACAAAAAAGAAAAAAATCTTTTATAAATAAATGGAAGGTAGAAAATCCAAGTCAACATCCCGATATACAACAAAAGAAAATAGAAACAAATCAAAATAAATTTGGATGTGATTGGGCACCACAATCATCAGAAGTAAAAAATAAAAATAAAAATACTTGTCAAGAAAGATATGGAGTGAATTCTGGTTTGCAATTACCTCATGTTAGAGGAGCATTACAAGATTATCGTGTTGCACATTTAGAAGAGATTTTGGAGAAAACAAGAAACACTAATATTGAACGATGTGGTTTTCCATATTCGTCACAATCAGAGAAACAGAAAGAAAAATATATTAATACTTGTATGGAACGATATGAAGTTCCGTGGACAACACTGTTGCCATCTATGAAAGAAAAATCTATTAATACATGTATGGAACGATATAATGTTTCAAATGGTGCTCAAAGAAAATTTTCCGAAGAAACCATACAAATTTTAAATGATCCTATTATTTTAAAAGAACGTGTGGATTTGGTTGGAAAAGTTAAACTATCTATTGCCTTGAATATTAGATTTGGAACATTACAGAGATATATGTTAAAATATGGAATAGAATCTGATTATGGCAATAGCTATGAAATTGAAATTTCTGAATGGTTAAATGATAACAATATAATTTTTAAATTACATGATAGAACTCAAATAAAACCACTTGAATTAGATTTTTATATACCAGATAAAAAATTTGCCATTGAATTTCAAGGAGATTATTGGCATATGAATCCAATTATATATGAAGCAACTGATTATAATAAAAATATAGAACTTACAGCTAAAGAAATATGGAACAGAGACAAATATAAGATTAGCCGATGTGAAGAGAAAAACATATTAGTGGCTTGTATTTGGGAAACAGATTGGAATGAAAACAAAGAATATATAAAAGACAAAATCTTAAAAATTATAAAGGAACTATAATGAATATAACACAAGAGCAAGTAGAATTTCTTCGTAAACAACATATACAATTTTCACTTCCTATGTATGGTGGAATGTGTCACGAATCACTTATGACTGGTATGGTAAAGTTTGCTATTTACGCCCAACGAATTGGAATGCCATTTTCAATCGATTCGATGTCGAATGAGTCACTTATACAACGTGCAAGATGCCATCTCACAGCGAAATTTCTCGATAATGCTGTAGCAACTCATTTAATGTTTATTGATAGTGATATTGGATTTGAACCAGAACATATTTTTAAACTTGTTCTTGCCGATAAAGATATTATTGGAGGATTGTATCCAAAGAAATCTATTCCGCCAGATTTTGTTGTTAATGTAAGTCCAGAAGCAGTCGATGAAGCTGGTCAGGTAAAAATGACGGATGGTTTGATTCCTGTTAGTAGATTAGGAACAGGATTTATGCTTATTAAACGAGAAGTATTTGAAAAGCATATGGCGGCGTATCCACAAACAAAATTTACTAATAATATTGGTCTTGATCCAAAATATAATAAATGGTGTTATACTTTCTTTGATTGTGTAATTAGTCAAGATGAGAACCGGGAAATGCTTTCTGAAGATTGGTATTTTTGTGCAAAGAGTAGAGTATTAGGAATTGACATTTTTGCCGATCCAACAATTCGTCTCAATCATAGTGGAACATTTGTATTTCCGGGTGATCCAACTGCTCTTTATAATAGCATGGGATTGAAATTGGATACAAATCCACATTTAACTCCAAGAATTGCTATGAGAAAAGATGAAGTAAACGATCTTTCTTGTATCAACACAGCTAAACCAGATATGAAAGCATTTCAAGAATATTTGGATAAGAAAGTCCAAGAAAAAGAAAATGTAAATAATGGAAATATTACTATTCCATAAAGGTAAATATGATTAACAAAAATGATACTTCTAACTATGCGGCAAAGAACTTGCCGCATAGAATTTGTAAGGACTGTAAACAACCTGTAAGTTATGATAACTATTATACTTCATACATTTGTTATAATCATCCAAATGCAGGTTGGGAATGGACTAATCCTGTAGAAAATATTAAACCATGTGAACATAAACGGTGTTATATGCGTGATGGATATGATCATCCAATATGTGATAACTGTGGTGCCGATAAACCCAAAGAACAATATGATTTCTCTAAAGCAGAGGTTGGTAAGTATTATATTCCAGAAGAAATTAAAGAATTTTTATGGAAAACAAGACCAGAATATTATGATATTAGCACAGATGCACATTATTCTGCATTAATTCATAATGAACAACTTTTAAAGTTATATAAGAAAATGAAGGAGTAGGTTATGTTTGTATTACAACCATGGGTATCCACTGTTGGATTAAAGATGCAAAGTATTTTGTTAAGTGGATTAAGAGCGCCAGATTTTAAAACAAATGCAGTTAAAAAATGTGTTAGATATATGCGCGGCGTATGTCAGATTGATGCTGATCCTGCAAAACAGTCTTATATGCAAAAGATTCCTATTGATAAAACACTGTTGGATGAAGCAGTTGATGAATTGGAATATTTAACAGTTCATTATGTTCATCATTTTGCAGATTCAATGAGAATTGTAGCAATATTTCATCCCGATAAAGAAGTTAGGGATAATGTATTATATTTACATGAACAAATTGCGGTTGAATTATTTCATTTTAAAATTGAAACAGATGAAGAATTTTTGGAAAGGCACAAGGATAAAATTTAAATGAAGATAACCGAATTGAAACAAACATCTAAAATTGGTCATGTTTATTTGGACTTAGATGGGGTGATTGCTAATTGTGATCAGGGTATTGTAGATTACAATCATATAACTATGGAACAGCATAAAGCGGCTGGATGGGATAATGAATACTGGCATAATGTATTAGATAATGCTGATATTAAAGAATTTTATATTAATTTAGAATTTGAACCAAATGGACAAGCATTGTTAAATTGGTTTATTAGTCATCATATTCCTTTTACTTTTTTAACACGACCATGCAAAGAGCCAAATACACAGGCTTGTATTGAAGGTAAGAAAATTTGGTTGAAAAGAAATGGATTGGGAGATATTCCTGTTTTATTTGAAAGAGATAAAGAAAAATATGCTGTTTCTTCTAATGGATTACCAAATATTTTAATTGATGACCACAGCGGAAATATAAGTAAATGGAATAAAGCTGGCGGTGTTGAAATTTTATATAAATGGGAATTGTTTCCAGATGTTATAAAGAAACTTGAAAAATTATTGCTTAATCAATAAATACTAATATGAAAATAAACGAAGTTATAATTGATAAGAAAGCTATATTGTTCACAGTTAAAAATGCTGTTAAAAATAGCGGTGCCGTTTTTAATAAAACCAATTCTTTTCAAGTTTTAGGAATCAATTTTTCTGTAGATGTTTCAGACGGAGAACCAAAATTATATATTGGCGATATGTTGTCCACTTCAAATATTGAAGGTGGAGCAAAAGGACAATGTATAAATTATCTTTATAATATTTTGTTGAGCAAAGAACGTGATAAAGAAGAACCATTGGATTTAGATGCATCGGTTGCGAATAAATTTTTTAAGCATGTTGAATCTCAAAAGTGGCGAAATAGATGAAGTCTATTAAATTAAGCTCTCTTTTCCTGATATAGACCGTGGTGAACATTGCCTTTAGGGAGCGGTATGTTAAAAGAAAGTCAGGTGCAGTATAGCCGAGGATTATATTATAATCTTAAAAACTGCCTCGGTAATTATAAATAGTAGTATGAAAATAACTGAATTATTGGAAGATTCCTCCGACACTATGACTTTTTGGCATGGTGGGAGGAATTTACAATTTAATCATATGGAAATGCTTGGAGCCAAGCATGGCCGATGGGAATATGGGCCGGGGCTTTATTTGACTAATCACTACGAAACTGCAAGAAAATATGCTAAAGGTGGTGGTTCGACATATAAAGTTACGGTAGAAAAAGGAACGGATATTAAACAGATTACCATTGATCTTAAAGAAGTTATTGATTTTGTAAAAAGATATGTCATTGGAAAACATCGTTCTAATATTATTGATGATTTAAAAAACAATCTTAATAAACTTGGGATATTACAATTAGAAGTTTTAGTTAACCTTTGTGTGAACTATGATGCCTTATCTCCAAAAAATACTGTTGAACTAAGAAAGTTTTTAGTTAATCATGGTGCAGATTATGAAATTGTTCGTGGATATGGTGGAAGAGATGAACATATTGCTATAATTTTTAACCCAACTAAAATTAAAAATATTGAGCCAATTAAAGCATCTGATGTTACGTTGGATCAATGGAAACTTCTTATAAACAAATAATCTTATAAATACTACTATGAGATTGCGACATTTATTTGAGGCATTAACACTACGAAAAGAGCTTGTAATTTATTCGGGTTCTTTTAGTCCGTGGCATCTCGGTCATTCTGCGGTATATAAATATCTCAATAAAAAATTCCCTCAAGCTGATATTTTTGTTGCATCGTCTTCAAAAAAGACGGTGGATCGTTCATTTTCGTTTGATGATAAAAAATTTCTTGTCTCTCAAGCTGGAATTCCAGAAGATAAGTTTGTAGAAGTTATCGCTCCTTATAAAGCAAATGAAATCACGAAGAATTATGATCTAAATAATACTGTTTTAATTTTTGCTATCAGCAGAAAAGATAAAGATCGTTTGGCTCGTCCAAATAAGAAAAATGGAGAAGCTCCATATTTTTTGCCATATATTAATTCTGAAGAATGTGAACCATTTTCTAAACATGGATATTTTATAGTAGTTCCTACCGTTAAGTTTTCATTATTGGGAAAATCAATAAATTCCGCAGCGCAAATCCGTGAAATGTATAAGAATTCAAATGATAGAACCCGTTTGAAAATATCTAAATCTCTGTATCCTAATTCAAATAAAATTCAAGAAATTAAAGATATTCTTGATACTATTCTTGTGTCATCAACGCTTATTGAATATTCAGGTGTTGTTTCGGATAAGGTTGATGACGATGGTTGGATTCTCCCAAATGGCGAATTTATACCCAATGGTTATCCTACTGGTTATGGTGGACATAGTTCAACGCTTTATAATTATAAAATTAAATCATATGATGAAGCCTACGATAAAGGATGGGTTCATTTTATAATTAGGGATAATAACGGGATATTAGATACCGACAATGCAGAGGTAGAAGATAACAAAAATATTGATACTTTTGTTCGTAATAGATTAAAAGATTTCCCATATGTGACATTAACTATCTGGCCAAAAAATGACAATGAACGTAAAACAAAAAAATTTGAATGGAATGGTAGATATTTTAATCAAGTTAATAATACAAAAGTTTATGAGTCATTAGATAACTATAATACTATTACCAATTTTGGTTGGTTACTCCCCAATGGAACTTTTTTAGAAGGATGGTCACACTCTAAGATTCTTAGAAGAGAAGGCTTGAAGGATTATATTGATGCCTATGAATTGGGATGGCTTCATTTTCAATTTGGTAATAATTATAGTAGAAGCGGTAGTATTATTTCATCTTATGGATTATTTGGAACAAACCAAAGTCTTCAAGTAGTCCAAAAAACAGTAAAAATCGGAGCAAATAGAATATCAAAAAATATTGATAATATCTATATTCAATGTTCGGAAGGTATATTTAGATATGATAGAGATTATTTTACATTTAAAAAAGTTAGAAATACTGTTCTTGAATCGATAATTACAGAAAATGAGAACATTACAAAAGATGGTTGGTTTACTCCTAACGGCAAATTTGTTGAAAATCGTTTTGGTAGTGGGCATTTTGGAACATTGCGTAACGTTGGTATAGATTCTTATGATGAAGCCTTTGATTTAGGGTGGGTTCATTTTTCTGGAACTAATAATCCACATGGTGTGTGTAACTTGCAAATAGGAGTTTCTTATTCAGACAATATAGAATTTATTAATAATATTGCTAAAAAACTTGAACATAATTTTCCAATTATTAAATTAATAGAAAAATGGTATAAAGTTTTTAATAGATATGAATGGGATGGAAAAGATTTTAGATCGGTAAATCGTAATAAGTTTAATGAATCAGTTATAACAGAAAACATTAAACAAGATGGTTGGCTTCTTCCATCTGGTCAATTTATTCCTAATCCTTATGGGTCTGGACATTGGGACACTTTAAAGAAAAAAGGATTTAAATCTTATAGTGATGCATGGCAACGTGGCTGGATGCATATATCATTTTTTAATGATAGTTGTATTATATCAGCATATTCAGAATTGGAAGAAATGGAACCATTGTTAACAAAAATTGCAAAACAAACAGAAAAGGTTTATCCAATTATACGAGTTGATTGTGGCTCTGGACGTAATTATAAGAAATATGAATGGACAGGAAAAGAATTTGTTCCTATTAAAATAAAAATGTTTAATGAATCACCAGATTTCAATTATTCGATGTTTCATAATCGAGATAAAGAATTAAAAAATGTTAAATTTAACTGTGTTGTTACTCGTAATAGTGGTGGTGGAACTTATTTAGAAGTTATGGCAATGCTGGATTTAGAACAAATTGGTTATATACATATTTTATATGATAAAACAGCTTTCAATTATTCAATTGGTATGGTTAGGAGAAGTGATATTGAATATGAATGGAAGGGAACCGGTCTTGGACAAATGTTATATGATAAAGCAATTCATTATGCAAAAGAAAAAGGTTGTAAATATTTATGGTCAGATACAGAACGATCAGTAAATGCAGAAAATGCTTGGAAAAGATTATCGAAGAGATACCCAATAACTTTTGTAACAAGCAAATCAGGAATGAAATATTATCAAGTTGATTTGGACAAAATATAATGATTATTGAAAATTTTATAAATGAATTATATAACGATAAGCCACTTAAAAATGCTCTTGTAGCATTGAAGCCAGAAATTGTGCGAAGAGTTCAACGGGAATATGATAAGTGGAGAGGTGGAATGGGTATTTGTGATTATATTGCACGGACGATTCGTTATGTCATAGAAGAAGATATTCCAGATGCAAAAGTAAGTATTATAGATAAAGAAAGTTTTCATTATTGGGTAAGAGTGTGGTTAGGAAAAGAATGTTACGATGTTGATATTCCATTCGGAAAATATGAAAGATATAACTATAAAAATGATAAATTTATAAAAATACCAAATGTAGTATTTAATATTCATGATATTTTCATTTATCGAACCTCCACATCATTTTTAAAAGCACCATGGGAAATAAAAAAATCATACGTTCCACACAAAGATGATCAGTATTATCATTTAAATGATCATTTACTTGTTAAAGAATCTCCAGATTTTAATTATACAAGATTTAATAACAGAGATGAAGCTATTAAGAAAATAAAATTTAAAGAAGTTGAGAGTAATTATCTTGGAGAATATTGTAATATTACTGCTTTTTATAAAAATGATGATGTGGGGGTTATAAATTTATTTAAATATAAACCAGATTCAGAAGTAATAGTTGAATCTATAGAAATTAAACCACGTTGGAAAGGGACAGGATTGGGGCAGTTGTTATATGAAAAGGGTATAGCATACGCAAAGAAAAATGGTTTTGAAAATTTCTGTTCAGATACAAATAGGTCAGATGAAGCAAATAAAGCGTGGCAAAGATTGTCTCAACGATATCCAGTGAGATTACTGAAAATAAAAATTAGGGGAGCGATGAAAAATCGTTATGAGATTGATCTTAGTAAAGTTCCTTTAAAAGAATCAATAATATTTGAAGAGCCGGATTTTGGATATAAAACCTTCAACAACAGAGACGAGGAATTAGAACAATTAAAATTTAGATATGAGGTTAAAGCATCATTAATAGCTATCACAATTTATAAAAATTCTGATGATAGTATTAATCAACAATATCCATTAGGAGTTATTGAAGCTATAAAAGATTCTTTATGTATTACAATTGAAGGGGAAGATCAATCTAAAGTTAATTCGTGGTTTATTACCGTTGCTAGTATACCAAATGATTGGAGAGGAACTGGTTTAGGACAGATATTATATGAAAAAATGATTATTGCGGTTAGAAGTGTTGGTGGAAAATATTTATGGAGTGATGTTAGCTTAAATAAAAATTCAAGGTCTGCTTGGGAAAGACTTTCCAAAAGATTTACAGTATTAAAAATTAAAAATAGATATAGAATGACTATACCAGAAAAACAAAAAAGATTGAGAATTAAAGAATCGCCAGATTATGGGTATAAAATCTTCAACAACAGAGAAGAAGAAATTTCTAAACTGAAATGGGTTGTTATTCATAATGAAGATGGAATTATTGTAAAAGCAGTTGAAGAGAATAGATATAATAGACCAAGTGGTGATAGTATATATGGAAATTATGAAGGTTTGATAGTTGCAAGACCTATTCCAAAAGATGCAACAATTGGAAAAGGAATTCAAATAACTTTAAGTAAATTACATAATACACAAACAAAAACTTGGCAAAGCACCGGTTTGGGTCAAATGCTATATGATCGGATTATTCAAGAAGCTAAGAAAGCTGGTTATGATTTTATAACTAGTGATTTCGATAGATCATTAGATGCCAATAAAGCATGGAAGAAAATATGTCAACGATATAATGTAACAAAAGTAAAAGCATTTGATGGTGATAAGTATTTTAGAATAGATTTGGAAGATGTTCCAAATAAAATAAATGAAGATATCGGTAATATTGTAAAAACAAAATCATTATATTATGGAAGTGCGGCGCGTCCAAAAACAAAAACAGAGTTGCTTATCAACAACAGGGTTAAAGGAGAGATTTATTTAAGTTCACCTATGGATTTTGATAACGATGATTTGGACTGGTCATTTGATGTTCCTATTGAAAAAACAGAAATGATAACCTACGTTGATATTGATCCTATCTATCGTAATAGAGGTTATGGAAAATTATTATATAATGCTGCTATGAAGAATGCAAAACAACGCGGAATAAAAATAATTATAAGTGGTATGCCACAATCATCAGATGCATTACGGGTATGGAATAGTTTAGCTAGAGAAGGAAAAGTTAAGAAGAATCATGATTGGGGAATGTATATCGATTTAGAGAATATTTCAGATAAAATAAATGAATCACCAGATTTTGGTTATCAACAGTTTAATAATAGGGATGTTGATTTTAAAAAAATTAAATTTGAAACTGAAATGAATGCAACTGGGTTTTTTATTTTTTCATATTTTGATGGTCGTGATGCCGGTCATATTGGATGCACTATTAGAGAAAAACTTTTTCCGCCACCAAAAACATATAAAGTCAGTCAATTAGTTATAATACAGAGTGTTGATACAGAAAAAGAATGGAGAGGAACAGGTTTAGGACAAACTCTTTATGATATGGCAATTAAGAAAACTAAAGAACTTGGATATAAATATTTTAGAAGTGACATTTCATTATCAAATGATGCATTTAATGCTTGGAAAAAATTATCACAAAGATATCCTGTTACAAAATATTTAACAAGTTTAGGAAAACCATATTTTGAAATTGATTTAGAGAATATTTAAAGAGGTATAATATGCAAAATTTAGAAATGATAATGAAAATAGCATCTGCAACGCTTTTTAGTTTTTATCTTAAAAGTCATATGATACATTTTAATATTATTGGACCAAATTTTTTCAATATCATAAACTCACGGATGAAATCTGGAAAGATACTATTGAAGAATTTGATGGAATTTCTGAACAGATTAGAGCATTGGATATTATTGCTCCCGCATCATTATCAGAATTTCAAGAATTATCTCAAATTGAAGATATGATAAAACCGATAGAGGCAAAAGCAATGCTTTATGAACTTCTTCTTGATAATGAAAAATTAATAGAGCTTCTTAAAGAAGCAAACTCATTATCTGTTCCACACCCCGGACTTGGTAATTTTTTACAATCTTTGATTGATAAACATGAAAAAATAGGATGGTTCCTTCGTGTAACAGTAAAAGGAATTTAAAAATGAAAATTAAAGAGCTTCTCCAAGAATCAACCATACCACAGAATGTAATTACTATTCTTCGAGAATTGATGCCTGTTTTGAAACCGGGATTATCAACACCATTAATTAAAATAGTAAATCATATAAATCCAAAATATTTAGGTATGGATAGTTGGGGTTATAGAATTAAAGGTGGAGTTGAATCCTGTGATACATTTACTACCATATATCTTCAAAAATATATTCTTACAGATGAAAAAACATTAAAGAGGGTTTTAGCGCATGAGCTTTGCCATCATGAAATTTCACTTACAATAGATACTGAACGATTTAATATATTGGGATTTAAAAGATATATGTCTTATTGTAAATCCCATAGAAATGAAAGTCATGGAAAAGATTGGAAGGAAGTTGCAAATAGATTTAATGCAATATATGGAAAAGATTTTGTAACTAAAAACTCAGATATAGATTATATTTTAGATACTTCTCTTATGAAACCTTTTTATGTTGTATTACAAGATTATAAAGGAAGAAAATGGTTTGCAAGCACTGTTAGGTTTGGAGATAAACAGAAACAATATTTATCAAGACAATATTCTCCTTGGAAAATGTTTAAAACTAATGATCGATCTTTTATGACAAAATATTTTGGTGTTGGGTGGTGTAAAGCCCCACAAACTCATATAGAAGATAAATGGGATGATCTTTGGAAGAGCGGCGAAGTCATATTATCTGGAAATTTGGATAAAGAATAAATATAGTATAGGTGAGTTATGAAAATTTCTGAACTTTTAAAAGAGACTGCCTCTTGTGGTTCAACAAGTGCAGGTTCAATTGCGACTGTTAATGCAACAGGAACTCCACCCAAAGGTCAATTCTTTGGAGGAGACCCATCTAGTTCAATTTATGGAGTTATACATAAAAATAGAAAAAACAGAAAGAAACCAATTAAAGAAGGTTTAACTAAAAATTCGCGTGGGACATATCTTTTTATATATAATCCTGATGTTGGTTTGTTTATTCGTAAAGGAGAATTTTCTAATCATGGTAGATTATTTGGAAAAGTATTTGATAGAGTATATCCAAAAATACAATTTGATGAATTTGATCGCGGTTATATAGTAGTTTCTATCGATGATAAGAGTTTACTAATAATGCCAACAAGTGCTCGTGAATATTTTGATTATGACATAGAAAAAATATTTGAAAATAAATATTCTAAGAAATATAAAATAAAAATGTCGAATCGTTTTAGAAGTTATTATTTAAATTAGAGGTAATATGAAGATAAAAGATATAATTCGTGAAAGTGTCGATATTGGGAAGGGTGTCCCTCCAGAAGAATCAAAAAAATTCACAACATTTTTGTGGATATATCATCGAGATACTGGATTAGTTGTTCGTAGAGGACGATATGCAATGCATTCCACTATATTTTACGATATGATTCGTGATTGGCGTATGCGTTTTGATGATTTTGATCGAGGTTATATAAAACTTGATCCAAAAACTAAAACAATGTATGTAATGCCCACCGATCCACGAGAATATTTTGTGTATGATGTTAAAAAAGTATTTGAAAAAGAATTTCCAAAATGGCATATCGAATTATTTGAAAAATGTAAATATGCCTTTAATCCCGGAAACAGATTACGCGATTCTGTTAAAGAAGCAATAAAAGAAACAATATACCTAATTCAATATAAACTTCGTTTCTACACACCAGAAGATATACCGGATATTAAAATACAAGTATTAAATAGATTTAAGGAAACGATTGAAAGGGAAAGTTATCGAAAGAATATGATAGTTAATACAGAAATTAAAGATGAGATAGTATACGTAAAATCATCTTATGAAGGTTATAAAATAGAATTACCAAAAGTATTATCTAATAAAAATACAATTAAAGATTTTAAAGTAACATCGGTGGCAAATGAAAAATAAAACAATAATTGGATCGACCAAACCGTTTCGTGAACCGGGTGTCTTAAAGGCAACTGACAAAGTTAAATCAGTTGGAAAGGTTCTTGGTGGTAATCCAAAAAAAGGAACATTGAGTAAGAAATTTTTTGGTTGTTCAGTTATTAAAGATATGAGTAATAAAAAAATATTGGATGAAGAAATTAATTCGTTTTCTAAATTACATGAGCTAAATGATCATGAAGGTGCAGCTTTAATATTACAGAATAAAGAAGTTTTTATTGGAATATGGCATGCAGAATTAAGAAAAGAAGCAAGTATACAATATGGTTATAAAATGGCATCTCTTTCAAACGGCGCAATTAGAGTTAGATATACTGGTAGTGTTGAAGGGTATGGTGATGGAACAGTTATAGAATTTGAAAAGAAAGATATTAAAGTAATTTCAAATATTATAGAAGTTATAGATAATATTAATTCTCCGGCTGATATGTTTTTATTGGAATATACCGGGCCATTGGGTTATTGGTCTGCTAAAGGAAATTCATCAGAAGTAATAGAAAAATTAGAAAAATGGGGAAATCCAGATAAACCATCTATGTCTACTAGTGTATCATATTGGCATAATTCTAATTTAGATGAATCAAAAGATAAAATTTTAGAATATAATTACAATAATGATACACCAACACCAATGATTGGTGGTTTAGAACTTTTAAAACAAATTAATATACGAAATAGTGCAGCATTAATATCGGCGGATAACAATGTTTATTTGGGAGATGAACATTATTTACTACGAAGATATTTTAGAAGCGTTGGTATTAATCCCGAACTTCAAACTGGTGTAGTTAGAATTAGATTCGAAGGAACCGAAGGATTTTATAATACAACTATTGAATTTGCTAAAAAAGATACAGAAACAATTCAGCGCGTGTTTACAGCATTGGATTATGTTGCTGCACCAAATGGAACATATGTAGTTGAATATACTATGTCAAATGTAAGAAAGGATTTTAGGGGAACATCTGAAGAAATAAAAAAAGAAATAGAAAAATGGTTAAATCCAGTAGCGCCATCTTATAGTAGTAATATGAATTATTGGAGAACACAGGAATCTAAAAAATCTCTCGGTAGATTATTGGATGAAGCAAAACAAAAAAGAGAATTAACAAAAAGATTGCAGGAAGAATTTGGTAAATTTGTATGAGATTAATTGAAATGTTTTCTGATTCAGATGAGATGGCTAAAAAATATCCTGTAACTTTAAATAATTATGATACTAAACAAATTATTAGTGATTTGAAAACGTTGTCCATAGAAAAATTTACATGGATAACCTCACCGTTAAAATACTCAGATTATATGAATTGGGGTAATATTCCATCTGAAACTAAAATGGATACATTGATAAAACATAATGAATTTGAATTTAAAAATATAAATCCGCATACATTAATAACTTATCAGAAAGAAGTGTCAATTGAAACTATTTTATTAGCTATGAAAAATATAAATATGGGACAAGATAATAAAAGATCATATGAAAGATTTCCAATAATTAAACAGTGGAATGGGAAAAATTATTTAATAGACGGAAATCATCGAGCCGTAGCAGCACTGTGGTCAAATAGATTACTACCTTGTAGATGTTTAAATATAGAAATATTTTTTGATGTGGAGCCATTTTAATATGAGGCTGAACGAGTTGGCAAGAAAAAAGAAAATTGTTACTCCATATGATCCTGTTGAAGCCGCGCGTGAAAGCCTTGAATGGTATAAAGAAGATGGTATTAAAAGATGTCCAAATAATACATTACAACTTTTTGTTCCTCGAAAAATAGAACGATATGCAACAAAGAAAGAACGCGAAGAACATATTTTACGAGATAGAGCCAAATATGCATATGACGATAATGGTGATATGATTCCTCAATATAGAGATTGGGTCAATAATGTCCACGAATCTATAATAGATGAAGGTGCTCCGGTGCTTGCTGGTGGAAATCCATTAATTGGTGGAAGCAAACCTTTAAGTGCGTTATTATGGACAAGCACAGCTAAAAAATTAGATAATGGTAAGTGGACAAGTGACTGGAATAATTTTATCCAAGGTGGAAATCTCGGTAGTTCCATACCATCAAAAATTGGATACTTATATAAAGTTCTGCCAAATACATTAGTATATGAATTAGATAGTGCTCAAGATGCATTAATTATATATAAAATTTTTAAAGATTTGGGAAGACCTAATAAAGCATTAGATGATCCAAATAATTGGGAACGAACAAGTGAATTTTATAGGAATAGTAATGATACAGATATAAGTATTATACAAAAAGATTTTCCGTGGCCAGATTTGTCAGCTAATTTCGATTGTATACATCATTGGGGTGGTAGAAATAGTTTTAATTATGATTCTTTTACTGGTGGATACGATGTGGAAAGTTCGTGTTTTTTCAAACCAAATCAACTTGAATTGCTTGGACAAGTTCCACTATGGACGCCCGAAGATGATAAAGAAGATGATTTTTAAATTTTATGTCTAATCACTCCTTGAATATAACCTAAATCTTTAAAAGATGAAAATTCTACTGGATTAATAACCTTGCAAATTCCTAATGATACGTTTTTAATATATATTTTTCCAGTGTTAGTGTGTGCTTGTTTCTTATTTGATTCTTCTTTTCTTATTCTTCCTTGAATAAATCCTTGAATTTCATATATAGGCCAGTCATTTAATTTTATAAATTTTGCTGTTTTTAAAAGCGCATGATAAATATGAATTCTATTTTTACTTGATTCTGAAACCTTTTCTTTAGTGGAAAGCGATGATTTTTTCTTACCTAAAGAAAATCCCAAATTTATATAATATTGTAATTCTGATAGTTTAATTGGAAATTGAACTACTCCATTATTAATCCATTTTCTACCAATTTTTGATTTAGATTTTCTGGAACGAGTTATTGCGCTATTTGGAAATGGACCAAGGGGAACACTTTCGTGTTGATTATACCACATTGGATTATTGGCGGCTTTGATTTTTGTAAGAAATTTAGATTCATATAATAAACATTGTTTGGAATTTGTAAAAATTTTTCTAACTTCTACAATAAAAGAATCTTTGCCTTCTATTTTAATAATATTCTTTACAATTTTACTGGATGAAAAATATTTAGTCCATAAATCAGAAGGTAGACAGCCTATTCTTGTTTTGCTTCCAGCATATCTTTTTCCATCTGAAATATGTGTTAAAATATAAAAGAACGGTGTTCGATCTGTTGCGGTGAATAATTCTGAATAAATAGGCATATGCTGTTGCTCCTTAAAAGCGATAGAATTGGTGGGACAGTGAATCCGCGACCAATAGTATTTATCTTTTTGAAATAAAAATTATGTTGTTGAAAATAATGAACTTATTTTTAGTTGACAACAGGACAAAACTTTGATATACTAATATTGTAGTTGAGAAAAAGAAAGGAATACTAAAATGTTCACTCCATTGACCCCGCGCCAAAAGACCTTGCTTGTGAATAATGTCTTGTCTGCATGTAAGGACATTAGAACGCTAAAGAAAAATGGTTACCATTTTTTATATTTGTCAAGTGGAATGATAGCCCATTATAATCGTGGAGGATTCATTGATTATTATATGGATAATGATCTTGCCACTGATATTATCAATAATGCGCAAATGAATCAGTGGAATAATTTTAGGTTCGGTGATCGGGATTATGATTATATGATGGAAAAAAAGGATATTTATAATCGTATTCTCGCTGGTCTTGGTATAGTTGATTTGGGAGAACATATTCCAAATAAGTTTTGGTTTTAACATAATTTCAATTGGGAGGTCGGCTTAAAGGTAGCCATCCTTTAAAGAGTGAGTCGTGATACAGGGATTGCGGAAGTTATATCGGAATGATATGCAAGGGCAATCTTGGGTGCAGTTGTTTAGACCGATTGCCAAGATTAACTGCATTACAACCAAACACTATTGGCACGTGGATAATAGTTGATACGTTTTTTGCTACGCAAACTATTGTTGGTCTGATAAGGCAAGATATGGACTCTTTGGTGTAGAAACACACCAATTGAAATTTTATCAATCTTAGAAAAGAAAATACAAATGAATTTTATGTAAATTAATCCTTGACAAACAACAAATTATATAGTATCATAATAATGTGATGATAATCAAATCACATATGTAACAAGAAAATATAGGGATGGAATGTCCCGAATTTACGCTTGTGGAGATACCACTACTGGGCAACGTTGATAAAAAATCAATCTTGTAGGCATGTGTCGATGAAACAAGAAGCCATAATTGCTTTAGCAATTGGGTGATTCACAAAGGAATAAAGAATGTTGGTAGTTTGTAATGTTAAAAGTTTGTGTGGGCAGCGTGGATGAACACGTTTTGGGTCTTAAAGGTTTAACTCTTTTGAGGTAAGACTCGCCATAAATACGGAAGGAACGCCGTTGAGGAGTAACGATAAAATTGTTGGTATCCAATCCAACTCCACACAATTTATATAGATACCATATATTAGAAAAGGCCACTCTTACTACTGGTTTAACCAGAGCGGAGTGGCCATATTATTTTATGCTTGACATTTGAAAATGATTACTATATCATCGTAAATGAGGAGAAATATAACAATGGCAATAACTACATTAGGACCAAATGAAATTAATAAATTACAAGATATTATTTTTGATGGTGTGCGCAATCTTGAAGAGTGCGAGGCACTACAAACCGGTATGGCAGATACAATTAAAAGTGTGGCAGAGGAATTGCAAATTCCAGCAAGTCTATTAAAAAAGGCAATAAAAACGGCATTCAAAGGTAATTATGCTGAATTAGAAGCTGAGTTAAATGACCTTGATGCTTTGCTTCAAGCTGCGGGTAAAAAGTAAATAAATTAAAAATGCGGGGTTAGCTCAATGGTCGAGCGCCAGAAACCAATTCTGGAGGTTGCTATTTCGATATTAGCACCCCGCTCCAATAACAAGTTTATGTGAATGACTAAAGCAGGAAAAATATGCCTTCCGCCGTAAAATCGGGCTGGAATTAACCAGAAGTTCACATAATTTAAATTATAATAGTTTGTGCAGAGTGTGTTTTGAACGGATAACAAGTTGGACTCCATGCGCGTATACATTGGTAAAGACGCTGATAGGGCCAACCGGCTGTTGCGAACGGGGGATAACCAAGAAGACCCTAAAGTCTGTGACTGCTCTGCACAATTTATATATTAAAGTAAAACAGGAATATAATGAGTTATATTAGTGCAAAAATAAATAAAAAATCAGAACGTATAGAAGTTGTAGAAAGAATAAATGACAAACGCATTTATAACAGCTATCCAATTGACTATTCATTTTATGTAGATGATCCAAATGGTCAATATAAAACAATATATAATACTCCTGTAACAAAAATTACACCAAGATCATCATCGGAATTTCATAAAGAGTTAGCAAGACTTGGTAATAAAAAAGTTTGGGAAAGTGATTTAAATCTGGTTTATAAATGTCTTTCTCAAAATTATCGTCACAAAAATGCTCCAGAATTACATATTACCTTGTTTGATATAGAAGTGGATTTTGATTCTGTGCGCGGTTATGCTCCAATTGATGATCCGTTTGCTGCTATTACCGCAGTAACAATGCAACACCAATGGAATAAAGAATTAATTACTTTAGCTCTTAAACCCAAAACATATACTATAGAAAAAGCAAATGAAATTGCTGCAAAATTTGAAAATACGATAATTTTTGAAAATGAAGTTGATATGCTTTCTGCCATTCTTGATTTATTAGAAGATACTGATATTATTAGTGGATGGAATAGTTCTGGTTTTGATATTCCTTATCTTATCAATCGAATCACAAGAATTATGAGTAAAGATGATACAAGTAGACTATGCCTATGGAATGAAAAACCAAAAGAAAAAACAGTAGAAAAATATGGAAAAGAAATTTCCACTTATGAACTAGTAGGTAGAGTTCATTTGGATTTAATGGAAGTTTATATTAAGTTCACTTATGAAGAACGCCACAGCTATAGTTTAAATGCTATTGCAGAACATGAGTTGGGTCAAAGTAAAACACCATATACCGGTAGTCTTGATAAATTATATAATGAAGATTTTGAAAAGTTTATTGAATATAACAGGCAAGATGTTATACTTTTATCTCTTCTTGAAGATAAATTGAAGTTTATTGATTTATTAAATGGAATGGCCCATGATACAACAACTCTTCTTTCAACATGCATGGGAACAGTTGCAGTTATTGACCAAGCTATAGTCAATAGAATTCATGATAGGGGTCAGATTGCTCCAAATAGAAAAAATAATTCATATGAAGGTAATGAGTCTGTCGCAGGAGCATATGTTGCAACGCCAAAAAGCGGAGCACATGAATGGGTTGGAGTAATTGATATTAATTCACTATACCCAAGCACTATTAGAGCATTGAATATGGGATTGGAAACAATTGTTGGGCAAATTAGACCTACCCTAACAGATGATTATATTTCAGAACAATTCAAAAAGCAAAATATGACATTTGCTCATGCTTGGGAAAATCAATTTGGGTCTCATGAGTATCAAGCGGTTATGGCTCGTAAACAAGGTATTGATTTAATTATTGATTGGGAAGAAACAGGAAAAAATGATACAGTTACAGCAGATCAATGTTATGATTTAATTTTTAATAGTGGGCAACCTTGGATGCTTAGTGGTAACGGAACAATTTTTACATATGCACATAACGCTATTATTCCGGGATTATTACTGGATTGGTATACAGATCGTAAAGAATTTCAAAAGAAACAACGAGAAGCCACAGATTTAAAAATTGAGTCTTTTTTTAATCGCCGTCAGCATATAGAAAAAATAAAACTTAATAGTTTATATGGTGCATTATTAAGTCCAGCTTCTCGTTTCTTTGATAAAAGATTAGGACAAAGCGTAACTTTATCGGGTCGTATTATTTGCAAACATATTAATTCTTTTGCGAATGAATGTATTACTGGAGAATATAATATCGAAGGCGCAGCAATTTGTGCTGCTGATACTGATAGCACCCAATTTAGTGCATGGACAACAATTAAACCAATGGTTGATCGTAAAGAATTGGAATGGAATAAAGAGGCAGCGGTTCAATTATATACTGCTATTGGAGAAAAAGTTAACGAGTCTTTTCCAACTCTTATGGAAAAAATGTTTAATTGTCCACAAGAATTTGGATCGCTTATTAAGGCAAGTTGTGAAAGTGTTGGTTATCGCGGATTATATATTACTAAAAAAAGATATGCAATTTTAAATTATTGGAAAGATGGTAAGTATTTAAAAGAGTCAAAATTAAAAGCAATGGGATTGGACCTTAGACGCAGTGATACACCAGTAGTATGTCAGAAATTTTTAAAAACTATTCTTATGGAATTTTTAACAACTGGCTCAGAGCAAAATATTATCAAAATGATAAATGATTTTAAAATTAAATTTAAAGCATTACCGCCATCCGACAGAGGAACACCAAAACGAGTAAATAATTTAACTAATTATATGGACCTTATTCAAAAAGGAAAAGGTAATAGAGTTCCGGGGCATGTTCGTGCCGCTATAAATTGGAATATACTTCGTGAAATAAATAATGATAAGATTCATACTAAAATTGTTGATGGAATGAAATGTGTCGTTTGTCCATTAAAGAATAATATTAATCAAATGACAAGTATTGCATATCCAACAGATGAAATAAGTTTACCTAATTGGTTCACTGTATTACCCTTTGATGAAGAATCAATGATTAAAAGCGTAGTAGAAAAAAAGATTGAGAATCTTTTTGGTAAATTACCAAATTGGAAAACAATAGAAAATGCAACTAAGAAAATTAATACTTATGAAGATTTTTTTGAATAGAGGAGATTATGAAATTTTATACACTTATTTTTTTATTTTTTGTAACTTATGCTGCTTTAGCGCAAACACCGATTAAAAATATATATGCCGTTGGTAGTTCGTATAATTTTAACGCAACTCCAAATATTGCTGGAACCGCTTTATATGCCCATTATATTACAAGTCCGGGAACTTATGCTTTTACTGTTATCGATGTGCTTCCGACCAATATAAAACCACTTACTGTAACTAATAATATTGGAGCAGGTTTGGCTCAGAAGATGTTCACTATTGGAAAAGCAAGTTTAATTATGCCAACTACTGCGGGTATAAGTTGGAGTGGAACAAACACTGGCTGGCAATGGACCGGTGGCACTGCGGTAATCATTTCTTTAAAATCTAATTTTTATCTTATACCAACAGTTCGTTTTCTAAAATCGTCGGTTTCTGGAGGATCAGGATACCAACCAATTTTAGGTTTGTTAGTAGGATGGGGAAAATAATACTTGACTTTTTATTTGTTTTAAACTAATATACTTATATGCAAGATTATTTAGGAACAACTATTGAGATTGGTGATTATATTTTTGGTGGAGAGTCTTCTCAACTTTTTAAAGTAACGGACAAAGATAAACTGGATGATTGTGCCAACGTTACGAGACTTGGAGAACGAACTACACGAAGAGTTTTCCTTCGCAATTTTGTTAGAATTTCTGAGGAACAACTTACCTTATATTTTTTGACAAAAGGTTATAAAACGTAAATTATATAAAAGGAAATTATAAAATGATAGATGAATTGCGCGAAATACTCGCATATACACATGCTCTTGGATTTCTTGAACTAGTTAAGGTAACTGGAACAATTAGTTCAACCGAATTAAATTCAATGGCCGTAGATAAAAAGGTTGTTTTAAATTCTAAGTTTGTTCAACCAGTAAATGATTTTCAAGGAACATTTGGTCTTCATGATCTTGGCAGATTGAATACAATTCTTAATATTCCAGAATATAAAGAAAAAGCTATCATTACTGTAAACAAACAAACAGTCAATGGTAATGAAGTTTTAACTGGAATAACATTTACAAATGCAAATAAAGATTTTAAAAATGAATATCGTTTCATGAGCAAGGATGTAGTTGAAATTCAATTGCCACCCAAGACACGAAAGAATATTTCATGGGATATATCTATTCAACCAACAGTAAGTGCCATTCAACGTTTGAAGTTTCAATCTCAGGCCGCAGGTAATTCAATTGGAAATTTTCATGCAGGAGTAGATAATCACAATCTTGTTTTTTCATTGGGAGACCATAGCACACATAGCGGAGAATTTGTATTTCAAAGTGGAGTTACTGGTTCGTTAAAAACAGTTAGGGAATGGCCATTATCTCATGTTCAGGGTATTCTTGGATTAACAGGTGATAAGGTATTAGAAATTTCAGATGCAGGAGTCATGCAAATTACAGTTACTACAGGACAAGCAGTTCATCAATATACAATTTTGGCTTCTTGTTAATAAGGAATAATTTATGAGACAAATTGATTTAGTTTTAGACCCAACAAATTATATACCACAAGTGTGGGTTCTTATTGAACATGGGCAGGTTTTAAAATTTGAAATTTTAGAACCATTGGTAAGTAAAGATATAGACTCATATAGTGTAATTAATAAAACTTTGGTAGAGAATAATCTCGCACCATTAACGAAGGAAGATATAGATTATTATTTTGAACGATGTGGTCAATCATTATTGGAAGTTAAAGAAAATATTGAATTGATTTGTCGTTATGAAAAATCGAAAACTTGTCAGGGAGTAAATAAAATATGAGAAAATTTGCAACATTTTTTAATACAGAAACATTTAATATAGAACTCTTAGTAAAAAACGAAGATGGTTCTGTTTCGTCGTTAGTAATTAATGATGAATCATCAGTGTCAAAATATAAGTATAATTTAGAAGAAAAAGAAAAAATTCACACGGTTAATCATACTTTAGCTAAGAATAATTTATATACAATGACCGAAGAAGAAATGGAACATTATATATATCCAGCAGGAAGATTGATTGGTAGCGGCGACGGTAATGAGTTATCAGAAATAGAAATACAGAAGTTAGCTGGTTTTACTGTTGAAAAGAAAATTGTTTATGATAAACCAATAGAATCAAAGGAGAAATAATGAGCCTTCTTAGTATTATATTATTTTTATTTATGTGGTGGGCAATAGGTGTCTGTGGGTATATTTTTTGGTGGACGACAGAATATGATTTTACTACTAAGCGCCTTACACTTGCTATATATGCAGGTATTTGTGGACCAATGTCTTGGTATATTGGTTGGCGTATCCATGGTAAATCAAATGATATTATAATTTTACAACGTAGGAAAGATAGACAATAAAGGTATAATTATGGCACAATTTGATCTTAAAGAAGATATTTTTAACAACGAAATAATTAGAAATAATGTTCGTAGTGAATGTTATGCTCAAAATTTATATGCCGCTCTTTGTAATATTGGATGGCGCAAGCAAGATATGCTTTCTATGTTAGAAGGATTTGAATGGGGAACAAGTTGGCGTGGAGCAGGACATTTAGTTGCTGATTTAAGAAATTCTGCATGGGATACAAAAGAAAATTATATGGATTGGTATTGTTCTGGTATTAGATCAGATGATCCAGATAAAAATATAACAGGTTTTGTTAGAGAAGGAGAAGTTACTCTTGAAATACAAAAAGATTTAGCTGATTTGGGGTGGGTAGTAAATAAAGTGTATTAGGAGATGTTATGGGATTTTTTTCTGATTTTTTGAAAGCGTTAAAAACTGCTAAAGCTGAACGCGATTGGCAAAAAAAATTTAATAAGAAAGTTATTGTTCCTCCTGAAATTATTTCTGAAAAAGATACAATGACAGCTAAGGGAGAACCATGGGTTGGAATTTTAAGATTGGATGTTGATCCAGATGATTTATCATCGGGAATGATAGAATTGGATTGGAATGAAAAATTTATTATTAAATTGGCACGTGCTGGTTATAAAGGAAAAGATGATAAAGCTATGGTAGATCAATGGTTTGCTAACATTTGCACAGGTATTATAACTGGTGAGTATGAAAATGAAATAGCTGATCCAGATAACCGCAAAAGAATTCAAAGAAAACAGTTGGATGATGAAAGGACAGAAATTTCATAATGGCTAAATTTTTATTATTTGACGCTAGTAATATTTTCTACCGTTGCAAATATACAATTCGCGGTGATCAATCTGAAAAACAAGGAATGTTATTACATACTTTATTTTCAAGTTTGAACAAGGTATGGAGAACATATAATGCAGATCATATTATTTTTGCATTTGACGGAAAGAATAATTGGCGCAAAGATATATATGCACCATACAAAGCAAATAGAATAGAAAAGAGAGCAAAACGCACTCCAACAGAAATGGCAGAAGATGTTTTGTTTTTTGAAGCATTTGATATTTTTAAAGATTTTATAAAAACAAAAACAAATTGCACGGTTCTTGAAAATGATAGTCTTGAAGCCGATGATTTATTGGCGGGATTTTGTCAATCTCATCCAAATGATACACATATTATTATTAGTGGTGATGCTGATTTTGAACAGCTTTTAGCACCAAATGTAATTTTATATAATGGTGTTACTGATACAACAACTACATTAACTGGAATTGTTGATTATAAAGGAAAAGCCATAATAGAAAAGAAAACTGGGAATCCTAAACCTGCCCCCGATCCACAGTGGAGTGTTTTTGAAAAATGTATGCGAGGTTGCACAACTGATAATATATTTTCAGCTTATCCCGGTATACGAGAAAAAGGATCAAAAAATAAAACTGGATTACGAGAAGCATTTGAAGATAGATATAAGCATGGATTTGCATGGAGTTCAGTTATGCAATATCGATGGGCAGATCATTTAGGTAATGAACACAAAGTATATGATGATTATATTCGTAATAAACAATTGGTGGATTTGACAGATCAGCCAGAAAATATAAAAATTAAAATTTATGAAACTATTTTAAATGCTTGTGTTTCGTTGAATCGCCCAATGATTGGTTTATTGTTTCTAAAATTATGTGGTAAATTTGAATTACAAAAAATAAGTGAACGAGCCAATGATTTTTCTGTATTATTAAGTGCAAAATATCCAGCAAATGACAAATAGATTAACTAAAACGGAATGGGAAAATATGGTAATCAAATACCATACTGATGTTCTAGGTAAACAAATACCTGATGTAGAAATAAAAATTTTGTGGCATAATTATACAAGAGAATCATTGCGGTTAGACATTTGTGGATTTAAAAGATTTAAAGAAGCACAGATAGAATTTCATAAATATGATTGTATAATATCAGCATGGACTGGTTTAGTATATTTGGGATTAGCTCGTATTCCATGTCCATATTATTTGGAAATAAAAAAAGATTCTCCATATCAATATGATTTTTATATTTCCGATCCTGAACTTGCAATGATGCTTATGTTCATGGATAATGATTTAGTTCAATTTGTAAAGGGGTTTTTATGAAATTGTTTAGTGAATACTTGATGGAAGCAGAACAACATAAAAGTGGAACATATGCTGCGCTTTTATTAAAAAATGAAAGTCGAACGAAATTATATGCTTGGATGGAAGAACATAATATAGCAAGAAAAATTCCGGCAAAAGAATATCATTGCACTGTAGTTTATTCGACTACACCTGTTCCAAATGTATCAGATATATCAATAAATTTTCCAATCAAAGCAAAATTTAAAGAATGGAAAATTTTTGGTGATGATAAATTATTAGTTGCTGTTTTAACCTGTCCAAAAGCTGTAAAATTATTTAAAGAGACTATTAAAATGGGAGCTAAATCGGATTATCCAACATTTATACCACATATCAGTGTTGCCAAAAATTTTAAGGGAGATGTTCCTGCTGATATTCCTGATTTTGAGATAATATTCTATAAATTTAAGAGCGATTCATTAGATACCGATTTTAAATATAATGACAATGATTCTTAAATAATATTTGACAAACAAACCAAATTCTGATATACTAGATTTATGAATGAAAAAGATTACAATTCGATGTTAGAATCAGAGCAATTGGCTGCTGTTAAACAAAATTATTATGCCATTAGATACATCGAGAATCCAAGCGAAAAAGTGCAATTGGCGGCTGTTAATCAAGATGGTTCTGCCATCGATTATATTGAAAACCCAAGCGAAGATGTTCAACTGGCGGCGGTTAATCAAGATGGTTATGCCATTCAATATATCAAAAACCCAAGCGAAGATGTTCAACTGGCTGCGGTTAATCAAAATGGTAATGTCATTCGATTTATCAAGAAACCAACAATATCTGTTCAAATGATGGCCAAATTATTGTCTTGACAAACAAACCAAAGTTTGGTATTCTATATATGTTGATGAGGAATGGTAATCGGTCAATGCCGATCTAACCTGCAAAACATAGCATATGGAGCACACCAGAGTGTGCCTTTCTCAACAAAAGAAAGATTTCCACATTTCCACAGTTTACAAACAAATCTAAATAAGCGATAATAAAAGAGTAGGAAAAATCAGAAAGGAAAAATACGAAATGGCGACTGGAAACAAGATCGATATGACTGAACCTCTAACAATTAATGAGGTTATTCCTCGTTTGCAGCGGTGTATGATGGTTAAACTTCCTGCATTTCTTTGGGCTGGCCCCGGTGTTGGGAAGTCCTCGATTATCAATGCTTTGGCCAAGTCACACGGTGGTATCTGCGTCGATATGCGCCTTAGCCAAATGTCTCCAACCGATATTATCGGTATTCCATATTTCGACCATACAACCAACACAATGCGTTTTGCGCCTCCATCTCGCCTTCCGTCAGAGGAATTGGCGAAGAAGTATCCGCTTATTGTTCTGTTTCTTGACGAGATGAATAGTGCACCGCCAGCAGTTCAGGCAGCGGCTTATGAATTGGTTCTGGATCGCCGTTGCGGTGATTATAAGTTGCCGGATAACGTGGTTGTTTTTGCGGCTGGTAATCGTGAGTCGGATCGCGGAGTCACTTATCGTCTTGCTACGCCTCTTGCCAATCGTCTTCTCCACTTTGACCTCAAGGTTGACTATAATTCTTGGTTGGATTGGGCATTGGAACAGGCCATCAATTCGGATGTTGTTGCTTATCTCAGCACTTTCAAGTCTTCATTGTTCGATTTTGATCCGAATAGTGTCAGCAAGAGTTTTCCGACTCCGCGTTCTTGGGAGTTTGTAAGCAAGCTGTTGCAGACGAATACTGAGGCAAACCCAATGACCGATAGTGAAATTCGTGATTTGGTTGGTTCTGCGGTTGGTTCCGGTGAAGCCACGAAGTTTATGAATTATCTCAAGGTTGGGAAGAATCTTCCTAAGCCAGCCGATGTTCTGAGCGGTAAGGTAAAGGAAATCAAGACTCGTGAGATTTCCGCTCATTATCAGCTTATTATCAGCATGTTGTATGAGATGCGCGATTATTGGCACAACAACAGTGTGCTCCTTGATTCATATGCAGTTGTTGGTAACAATAAGAAGGTTCAGCAGCGCAAGTGGAATTCCGATAAGTTGCAGGAAAACTGGCTACGTATGTTCGATACGTTCAACACCTTCATTATCACACAGATTTCTCTGGAAATCGGGATCATGGCAATGCGTATGGCGGTTTCAAACTACTACTTCTCTCAGTCTACGGATATGACGAAGTTGAAAACTTGGCCGAAGATGTGTGAGAGCTACTTCCCATACATGAAGGAAACGTAGAGTGTAAAATAAACTAATGTGAATAGGTGAGAACTTTTGGTAATTGTCCACTCACCTATTCACATTATTTATTCTCTAATCGTTTCTGGACACTATACAACCTATTGATTCTAAAGGGTCAAAAATACAAATTTTAACATATTTTGAAGAATAAGATCATTTACTGTATCCAAGTGTGTTTTTAATTAAATTGTTGACAAATGAACCAAAATTTGATATACTAATCTTGTAGTCAAATTTGAAAGGTGAAAATTATGACAGGGGATCAATACAAAACGCTAATAACCACTACAATTTTGCCCAATGATATTTTTGGCAAGATTGAAGAAATGAACGATTATTTTCTAGAAAATAGTTATGTATTGGATAAACCGTTTCATAATCATAATTATAATTATACGGTAATTCGAGAGTGGAATACAAAAGAAAACCAGCAAATTCTATCAAATATGTTTGACTCCTTTATGTCATTCATTCTAAATGCTGTTTCACCGGAAATTATTATAGCAGCAATGCATAAAGCGGTGATTATCTATAATCTTCGGGGTGTAATTGAAATGACAAGTTTGCAAAATTGGTCAGCAATTTCTGACAGGGTATTTCCGCTTATTAAAGAATAGTAAAAGTTTTTATTGACATTTTGAATGAAAGTTGGTATACTAAGAGTATGAGAAATGAAGTTCTACATCTCGCAACCATTGCAAAAAAGTCCTCAAAAGAGGAAAAGGCTATGCGTCTTACCGATAAGCCGATTCCAAAGGATTTGGCAAAGCGCGTAGAAACCAAAATCATCAAGGCTCGTGTCAAGATGCTTTTTCAGCAACCATTTTTTGGAACTTTGGTAACACGTCTCCAGATTTTCGCGGCTGACAAATGGCTTCCTACTATGGCCGTTGATGGCAAGTATATGTATTTCAATCATGCATTTGTTGATGCTTTGGAATTGGACGAATTGGTTTTTGTTTTTGCCCACGAAATTCTCCATATGGTTTATGGACATTTGGATAGAGGTAAGGGACTTGATCAGCAATTGTATAATTGTGCCGCTGATTATGTTGTCAACGATGAATTGAAGCAGGTAAATGTTGGAACGTTTCCAACAACTGTTCCGGGTTTGCACGATATAAAGTATCGCGGTTGGAATAGTGAAAAGGTTTATGAAGATTTGCTGAAACAGCAGAAGAATAATCCAAATTCTGGTAAGTCACTTGAAGAAATGATTGACAAGATGCTTGATGAGCATTTGACTGGTAAGAGTGTATCAAGCGAGAATGAAGGACCATCATCTGGAACGTCTAAACCAAGTCCCGATGGCCCTGCAAAAATGTCTGAGGAAGATCGCAAGCAGCTAAAGGCAGACCTCAAGCAGCAAATTATTAGCAGTGCGCAGATGGTTGGTATTGGAAAATTACCATCTGGTGTTCAACGCCTTGTTAACGAACTTCTTGCTCCGAAGATGGATTGGAAGACGCTGTTGCAAAGTCAGTTGAATAGCATTGTTCCTGCTGATTATAGTTTTCTTCGGGTGAATCGTAAGGGATGGCATCTTGATGCAATTCTTCCCGGTATGACCGAAGAACCAATGCTTAATATTGCAGTTGCATTGGATATGAGTGGTAGCATTTCTAACGAAATGGTTCAGGAATTCTTGTCTGAGATTAAGGGAATTATGGATCAGTATCCAATGTATGAGATTCGAGTGTTTTGTTTTGATACTCGTTGCTATTCTGACAGAACGTTTAGTAGCGACAATGGCGAAGATATTCGGACTTATGAAGCCAAGGGTGGTGGTGGAACCGACGGTGGCGCAATATTCCGGTATATGAAGGATGAGAATTTTATTCCTTTGAAGTTGGTAGTTTTTACAGACGGGTATGTCGGTGATTTCGGTGATGAGAACTATTGTCCTACAGTGTGGGTAATTAAGGGATCGAATGTTGTTCCCCCGTTTGGAACCCATGCCTATTTCGATGATGAGAATTAACTTTTCATTAAACAACTGATATGTAATATTTGAAATCTTTTAAAGGTCTGTTTCGGCAGACCTTTTCTTTTGTTTAAGATCAAGTGTGAAATTGGCCACCAATTCTTCTATTTTTGAAAAATACCAATATGGAATTATAAGCAATGGAATGTTGTTTTTCTGACAATATTCTTGTTTAATTTTGTCCCTCTTTTGAAGTTCTATAAAAGTTTCTTCACCACCCCAATATGGAACAGAATCATAATGTTGTTCTCCTTGATATTCTATCAAACCATATAATTTATTATTTTTATCAAATACACCAAAATCAAACGGAAGAACTCGTTTATTACGACATTCATTTATTGTTGTTTGTGTTTCAAAAATCATATGTAAATTTTCAAGTATTTTATATATTGCTTTTTCACCACGACTAACAAAACAATTTGGGCATCCATTTCCATTTAAATGATTAGCGGGTGATTGTTTGAAAAAACCATGTATTGGACATTTTATTTTTATTTTGGTGCGACCTCGTATATAAACAGATTCATTATAATCAAACCATATTCCATGAATTTTTATTGCATCCACAACAAACTGTTCTTTTGATTTTACTCTATGCAATCGTTGCGATTCTCTCCCACAAAAAGAACAGCCATTACCATTTAAATGACAGTTTGGGATTTGCAAAAAATCTCCATGAATTGGGCAGGTAATACAAATTAATTTATAAACTCCAGAATATACAGCTTTTTTATACGAATATTTAAAATTATGAATGATATTTGCTTTTGAAATAAATGTTTCAGTAGTTTTTGTAGTGTTCAACCTAGCCTTTTCCTTCCCACAAATAGGACAACCATGATAATTTAAATGATCATGGGGAGTTTGTTTAAAAATTATATTATGTTTACGACATGTAATTTTAACTTTTTTATTTGATCTATCATATTCAACTTCAGAATAGTCATATAAATCACCATGTATAAATTGTGCTCTTTGAATGAATTTTTCTGTGGTATAAATACGCATAAGCTGTCGTTTCCTCCAAATGATAGAGTAGTTGGGTTCCTACACCGCGAACTACATTATTATTTAGTCGTTCAGAACAGAAAACCATAAAAATAAATTAATTATTGAATTATAATTGCCTAATTTCTTTTTTTCGTGCTAAATAAAGTTGTAACAGAAAAGGAGAATTAATTTTATGATGAAACATATCGGATTATATAATGCACAGCATATTACTATAGTTTTACATCAAATGCCAAATGAGGAGCATATGTGTTTAGTTTTAGTAGATCAGAAAGTTCCACCTAGATATTATCAGGCAGTTCAAAATGTTCTCAATAGCACTGCTGGACAAGAAGCAAAAGATTTAGCTACTGCATTGGAAGGCGTCACGCTTGATGACAACCGAAACCTTGCTCGCGTTCTTTACACAGAGGGACATCTCAAAAAAGTTCCTTGTAATCAAGTGTTTGCTACACCTTATGGATTCCAAAATTCCAATAAAATGAAATTGAATGATCTTAATGAGTATCTCAAGAAGATTGAGGAAGGCAGCGATGCTGCTAAGAAAATGAAGGAATTGGATGAAAATAAAGGATTACATAGTAAGACCAAATCCAGTCAATCTTTGGTTTCTCCACAGCCAGAACAAAATAAAAATCAAAAAATGTTGGTTGATCCAGTGGCATTTGCACCAGTAGTAGCTGATCATGAAGTAGAACGTGTTAAACAATTAGCTAATATTAGTCCTCAACAAGCAAGCGATGATTTGAAAGCACAAGGTGAAAATCTTAGATCGGTTGCTTGTCAACTTCTTCAACAGGCAAAGATTCTTGCTGAGAAAGCAGAATTACTTTACCCGCCGCTTGCCAAGCGGAAGGCAGGAAGACCTATAGGAACTGGGTTGAAATTGAAAACAGTAAAGAAATAAATTTAACTATAAAAGAAACCTAGCCATGGATAGGTTTTTTGTTTGTGTAGGAATTCATATATGGAATTACACAAATGGCATTCCAGATTCTTTTGTGATGTTTATATTTTCTTCAATTATTTTAGCAATACATTGACGATCATGTAATGTGAGGGAGTAGGCTTCACTATACGAAATACTTCCTCGCATAAACCAACACATTTTCAGAAGATCGTTTGATAGTTCTTTAGTTTCATCTCCCATTTTTTTGATTATACCTATAATTTCTTCGTCTGATGCCGGTATTAGTCTTTGTCTAAATTGTGAACATACATCTAGATCAATTGGAACTATAAAATTGTGTTGACATTCAGAGCATGTAATTGAAAAATCATTAAGATATGATTCTTTTATAGCAGATTCAATGTATTCTACTAATTTGCGTTGAATAGAAATATCACATTGATTGAACCATTCTGTTATGAATTGATTATTGGTTATAATATCGTGGTTTTCTATAGTAATAGTATTCAAACAATTGGCATAAAAGAGAGTAGTTAGTTTTGATTTTTGATCCAACAAAAATTCCATAGTAGAACTATATTCTTCTGGAGATTCACAATGGGAAATAAAATACAATTGTTTTAAAATTCTAAAATTGGAAATAGAAAATGCTGTATATTCTTTATATGTCGGAGAACGAAACGAAAATGTTAGTTTATCGATAGTGAGAGGTTGAAACCATTTTTTAACGCTTATGTTTGGAAGATTTGCCTGTAAATTAATTTCATATGGATCATGTTCTTTGCATTGTGGACACTGTAACATAACCTCTAATTCATTTCCATAAGATGCTATTTTTATACTTGCTAATATATGTTGAATATCACATAATAAAAGTTTATCTGGATTTATTAAATCTGGACATGAACTTTTAATAATCAATTCTGTAGCAAGTCCAGACATCAATGCATCTGGTGTTCTAATAGTGAATTCATCTGCTATAACATTTGCAAAAATTGCATGATTACCAATTATACCTGTTTCTTGTTCAGTTAACAAAGATGTATATATTACTGGCCGACTAAAAAATGGTTTATTCATATTAACTCATGAGTGTTTTTGTTTCAGGTAGAAAATTACTTCCCATAAAAGTTAATTCAGTTGTCCATTTTTCTGGAGCACCGGCGTTTATTTCTGCTTCTGTGCTGATTTGTTCCGATGACATAAATACATATTTTTTACGCTGCATATCAATATGATCTCTAATTGAATTAAAATATGCGATATCAATTTGATGAATGGTTTGTTTTATTTGCAAAGAATCTTGTAGGTTTTCCGATGATAAATTTAATATTGTATTACCGGATGAATCAATGATTGATAATTTTTTAATACTGGAACATAACAAGTCAATAGCACTAATAGTTAAAGAATTCATATTATTTGAAAAAGCGCCTTCATCTTTAATGTTTTCATCTTGATCAAAATTTTTTGTTAGTGATTTACGAAGCATAAAAATGTTTTTAGATGTATCAAATAGGTTTTTCATTGGGATTGGTTGAACTAAAAGAGATAAAACTTGACCCGTTTCATCCTCAATATTTATTTCTTCATCCCAATGATCTGTTCTGTTGGCAATATCACGAAGAAGATCATTTGCATCTATTTGTATAGTTCGAGTGAGCGTTGTTTTTGGAACACTGACAACAAAATCAAAATTTGATCCATAGCTTGCAACACGTATAGCCAATAAAATTGCATCAATATCAATATTAGGAATTTGATCTGGTTGTTGAATATTTGGAATACAACTTTGAATAACCTCATATATATTTTTTCCGGTCATTGTTGCATCACCGGTTCTAAATTTCATGTCATCGGACGCATTCATTGCAAATACTGGAAGTTGCCCAGATATATTAAAAGTCAAGCTATTTTTTGGATACCAATTTCCATGACTTGGAAGAGTTAAAGAAAGTTTATTTTTTCTGAAAAAAGCCGCCAATGGATTAGTTTGGGGTTCAGGTTCCATTTTTTGTTGTAATGTCTTTAGAGGTCCAGTTGGAATAGTGGAGGAACCCACAACTGGGAATTGTTGCGAACGTTTTGTCATTTTATTGATTTACTCCTGTTGATATTTATCTTTTCAGAAAAGAAAATACGGATGAATTTTCTGTTCCCAAACCAAAATAAACATTTGGCATTTATATAAAAACAAAATAAAATGTATAAATAGATATATGCACAAAGCATTTAAATATCGGGTATATCCAACCAAAGAACAAGATAAAATCTTGAACGAATGGCAAGGACAACTGCGATTTATTTGGAATCAATTTCTTGATGGAAATATTAAGAGATATGAATTAGAAAAGAAATTCAATTTTAAATTTGAAATGGCAAATGCTTTACCGATATTAAAACAAGAACACAAATGGATTTCTGCTCCAAGTCAAAGTTTACAACAAATCGCTCTACAAATGGATGGAGCACTTAGAAATTGTTACAAGCGAAAACTTGGTTTCCAAAATTCAAAAAGAAAAACGGAAGGCAACAAGGAATTAAAATACCTCAACAATATGATCAAATAAAAACAGGTTCTAAATTTATCAAAATACCCAAATTAGGTGAAGTGAAATGGATTAGACACAGAGAACTACAAGGAAAACTTAAATCAGTTACAATAACCAAAGACGTAGATCAATGGTATGTTTCGTGTCTCTGCGATATAGATTTTGTTCCATCGCCCAAAGAAGTAAAATCCATTGAAAATGATATAACAGGAATTGATTTGGGTATTACTAACTTCATAGTTGACAGCAACGGAGTTGTTGTGGACTCACCAAAATATCTCAAGAAGTCAGAGAAGAAATTAAAAAGATATGCAAGGCAATACTCTAATAAAAAGAAAGGAAGTAATAATCAAAACAAAGCACGAATAGTATTAGCAAAACAACATAGAAAAGTAAGGTTTCAAAGAAAGGATTTTCTCCACAAATTGAGTTCTCAGATAGCCAATGAGAATGTGATTGTTATATGTGAAGACCTAGCAGTTAAAAATATGAGTAAAAATAGATGCTTGTCAAAAGCAATAAGTGATCAGGGATGGAGTCAGTTCATTACATATTTGACCTATAAACTGGATTGGTGCGGAGGGGAACTAATTAAAATACCGAGATTTGCTCCTTCAAGTCAGATATGTTCGTCTTGTGGCAATAAACAGAAAATGGATTTGTCTCTGAGAACTTATCTCTGTCCTTCTTGTAATTTGGTCATAGATAGAGATTACAATGCATCTCTTAATATAAAAGCATTTGGTCTTAAAATTTTAAATGAAACAAATAGGGCAGGAATTGCCCGAATATACGCTTGTGGAGATACCTCCAATGGGATATTTGGTATACCGAATATTAGTTGTGTCTCGATGAAACAAGAAGCCAAAGTTGCTTTAGCAACTGGGTGATTCACCATTGAAAAATTGGATAAATAAAGTAAAGGTGAAAGAATGGCTTCTACTGTTAAAATAAAAACACATGGTAATACTACTTTGGAAGGTTTGGAATTAGAAAATTTCAGTACCGAAGAAACCCTTGTTGCTATTTTAGACCAGATAAAAACACTTTCTACTGGTGTTTTTACTAAAGAAGATGATACAAAAAAGAAAACAGAAAAACACCAATCCAAACTAGAAAAATGGTTTCAACAATTAACTGGAGGTGCAGTTGGAGGCGTTGTTGGTGGTGAAGTTGCTGCCGGGAGCAACGAGGCGATTGGAGCAGTTTCTAATATAATTACACCATTATTGAATTCAATTATTCCATTTGGTGATTTATTAATTGATTTTGCAGAGTTAACACCAGAAATTTTATTAGTAGTTGTTGCTTTCAAAGCAGTTACAGCAGTGTTGCATATATTTCAAAGTGGATTAAATTTGGTTTCTCGATCCATAACTTCTATTTTTACTGTAGCTGGAAATTTTATAGGAACTATTTTATCTGGTAAAACAGCTATGAGCGACTATTTTGCTGCATTGCAAAGAGGAACAGATACTATTCCAATTATTGGAACTTTGACAAAATTTTTATCTGAAGGAATTAATATTATTGACTCTTGGAATCAATCCTTAATTGAACTAACAAAAAATGGAGCAAATTTTGGTGGTAATATTACAGATTTAGTAAATGGTGCAGCCGACGCTGGATTAACAGTTGAAGAATTTTCTCGTGTTATTAAAGAAAATGTAGATAGTTTATCTACATTTGGTTCTGTGATGAATGGTGTGAATACTTACACAAAAGTTTCCAAAATAGGAATGGCTGACTTTTCTGGGCAATTAGCCGATATGGGAATTTCATTTTCACAATATAGTGAAGAGCTTCCAAAGATTTTAAATTTGTTTGGTGCTTCTGCAAAGGCGCACGGTGCAAGTGATAGAGACCTTGCACAAAGTTCCATTAATTTAATTGCTCAATTTGATACTATGAGTCAATTAACTGGAAAAACTCGTGAACAACAAGAAGCTGACTTGGCAAAACTAACAGACGATGCTGCGTGGCAACAAAAATTAACACATATGACACAATCAGAAGCAGCTAATTATACACAAGCACTAAGTGAAATTCAAAGCACTACTGGTAATGCGTATGCAGAATTATATAAATTAAGTGTTTTAGGTATTCCTCCATTAACAAAAGAATTACAAAATATTTTATCTACTACGCCGGGATTGAGAACTGAATTTGAACGCATGACTGCGGCTGTTAAAGCAGGAGGACCACAATTAGGAGAAAAATTAGATACTGTGGCCTCGCATATGGTTGCTATTGGATTAAAAGCTGGGCAATCTTATGAAACTTTAATTGCAGCATCAACAGCCGGGATGTCTGGAGCAGCTACAGATATAGCAGCAGTTCAGAAAGATTTATTAGCAAATAGACTATCCTTTTATAAAAATGGTGTTTTTCAAGAAGAAGAATATAAAAAACAAATAACAGCACAACGTATACATCTCGAAAATGTTAATAAACTATCTAGTGGATTATTGGAATTCAGTAATATCATGATGGTTTTGCGAGACAATATAACTACTAATGTGATTGTTCCATTAGTTAGTAAAATTGGACCACTTATTAATATGATTACTACAGAATTAGGTGGAAGTACTGGTCCATTAAATAATCTTGTTTCAATGATATCTAATATGGTTGATCAATTTGGTGGTTGGCTAAAAAAAGAAATTGCAAGCGGAAATTTTAAAATTGGTATAGATAGATTTATTAAAGTGATTGTGGGCGCGATTACTATTATGGTTGATTTAATTCCAATGGTTGGAAGTATGATTGCATGGGTAGTAGAAAATTGGGATTCAATAAAATCAATATCTGTAGCGATTATGCAACAAGTTATATATCCTATATTAGTTTTGGTTTTAGCTCTTACTGGTGTTATAATATTAGCTTTGTGGCCATTAATAATGTTTGGACAAGCACTGATCAGTGCAGTTAAATTACTTACAAAATTTACTAATGGTCTTCATCATATGACCGATGGTATTGCTCATGATATTGCCAAGTTTTTTGGAGTTGAATCACCAAATAATATTACAGATTCGGTTGGATCAATTCCAGAAAACAATACTCCAAAATTACTTGTTAATAATCAACTATATGACCATTTTAAAAATACAAACGAAGAAAAGGCTAAAGAAAATCCAGAAAATGTTTCAACACAAAATACAAGTAATCCTTTACCGGTAGATACAATGACTGATAAATTAGATGCATTGAATTCATCAATGTTGGAACAAAATCATTGGCTAAGAGGAATTCATGAAAATACGGCTGGTTCTTTAAATATTAACAAGAAACAATTAGCTGTTACACAATAATTAAAGATAAATAATATACGAAATAGATTAATAAAATTGGAGTTGCATAGTGAGTTGGAAAAAATACTTCCGATCTTCAAATAAATCAGGAACAATGAGTCCCTTATCTCGTAGGGGTGGTCATTCCCTTGGTAGCGATTCAGGGCAAGGCGTTTTGAATTATCCTAATTTACTTCAAGAATCGTACATGGGTTGTCCAAATAGAATAGAAAGATATCAACAAATGGAAAGTATGGATGGAGATTCAGAAATTAATGCTGCATTGGATATTCTTGCAGAATTTAGCACACAAAGTGGTCCAGATGATCAACTATGTTTTGATATTCATTATAAAGAACCACCAACAGAAACAGAATCAAAGATTATTAAGGAACGTTTAGATAAATGGTATCATCTCAGCGAATTTGATAAACGAGCATTTAGAATGTTTCGTAATGTATTGAAATATGGCGACCAAGTTTTTTTGCGCGATCCAGAAACGTTTAAACTTTTTTATGTTGAAATGGATAATGTTATTAAAGTAATTGTAAATGAAAGCAAAGGTAAAAAACCAGAACAATATATCATTCGAAATATTAATCCAAATTTTCAAAATCTAACTGTTACACAAGTTACGTCTCAAAATTTATATAATGTAATACCAAGCGGCCCCGGATTTGGATCGGCTGCTGGTAATAATATGCCAGTTTCGCCAATGAGTGGAAGTAGTAGGTTTACTCATGGACAAAATGAACATGCTATCGAAGCACAACATGTATTGCATCTTTCATTAACCGAAGGTCTTGATCCAAACTGGCCGTTTGGAACAAGTATTTTGGAAATGGTATTTAAAGTTTATAAACAAAAAGAATTGTTGGAAGATAGTATTGTAATTTATAGAATTCAAAGAGCGCCAGAAAGAAGAGTTTTTAATATTGATGTTGGAGAAATGCCAAGCCATTTAGCAATGGCATTTATTGAAAAAGTAAAAAATGAAATTCACCAACGAAGAATACCATCAATGGGAGAAGGTCAACATTTTCAGGATAGTTCATATCAAGGACTTGCACCCAATGCTGATTTTTTCTTTCCAAGAACTGCATCGGGCAAAGGATCAGAAGTAACGCAATTGGCTGGTGGTCAAAATTTGGACCAAATCAATGACTTGTTATATTTTAATAACAAAATGGCAAGAGCTTTAAGAATTCCAAGTAGTTATTTACCAACTGGTCCAGAAGAAAGTGCCGCAACTATGAACGATGGAAGAGTAGGAACAGCATTAATTCAAGAATATAGATTTAATCAATATTGTCAAAGATTGCAACGATTGATTTGTGCGCCATTGGATTTAGAATTTAAAGCATATTTAAAATGGTGTGGAGTTAATATTGATTCTAGTATGTTTAAACTTATGTTTAAACCTCCACAAAACTTTGCTCATTATCGTCAAGCAGAATTAGATTCTACTAAAATTGGAACATTTTCTCAACTTGAAGGATATCCATATTTTAGCAAACGCTGGTTAATGGAAAGATTCCTTGGTCTTACACAAGATGAAATTGTGGAAAATCAAAAATTATGGCGTGAAGAAAAAGAAGAAACGGCTGGAGCAGATGGAGAACCACCATCTTCTCGTAATTTAGGTATAACACCGGGTGGAATTCAATCAGATATGGATATGTTTAATTCAAATGAAAATCCAGAAGGAACCATGGAGGGTCCAGAAGGACCGGAATCTCCCGGTGCTAACGAAGGAGAATCTCCAACGGGTGGTGAAGGTGGAGCAGCACCTACTGGTGGCCCACAACCAGAATTTTAAAATAAAATCATAAATACAGTTGGTGAATAATTATGATCATTACTGAAATGTTTCAAGATGAAGATACATTAGAGAACGAATACATGGACCCATCCGAAGATAATGAGGTTCCAAAATTAAATGATCTTCGTAAAACAAAATTGACTCTTGGACAAATAAATAGAATGCGTCTAATTAGAGATGTAAGAAATTTTGAGAAAAAACATAGTCTGGAAAATATACGAAAGCAGTATGGAATACCTCCAGCCGAACCCATGTAATACAACGTATATATACGTAGGAAAATCCAATGGCTCTATGTAATACAAAAATACTATTCATATTAAAACGTCGAGATTTGTATGGGGATTATGATTGTCTTGGGCAAGCATCAAATACAATCGATGGTCTTCCTAGATTAACAAGTGGATTATTTAACAGTGCTTTTTTTGTTGAACAGATGCTTTCCAGTTCAGGAATATTTTGTAAACTGGTTGAAGTAATAGATAATAATGAAATAGATAGAGTAGTCCATGAATATAAACCAACACATGTTATTATTGAAGGTTTGTGGGTAGTTCCAGAAAAATTTGTAATCCTTTCTAAATTACATCCAAAGGTAAAATGGATTGTTAGAATACATTCTGAGATTCCATTTTTAGCTATGGAGGGAGTTGCCATTGATTGGATTATAAAATATATGGCATATGAAAGTGTTATAGTTGCTTGTAACTCTATTATTGCCACACGAGATTTAAGACATCTGATTGCTTCTTATTATGAAAATTGGAATCAATATAAGATAGAACAGAAGATTATTTTACTTCCAAATTATTATCCTATTCAAGAAAAACCAGATACAAAATATGATGATGATAAACACGCACCATTAAATATTGCTTGTTTTGGAGCAATTCGTCCTTTAAAGAATCAATTAGTTCAGGCAATGGCCGCGATTAAATATGCTAAAAAACATAATCGTTCATTAAATTTTCATATGAATAGCACTAGAACAGAACAAGGCGGTAATAATAATTTCAAAAATATTTTAGCATTATTTGATGGAGATAGATATAAATTGATAACTCATCCATGGATGCCACATGATGAATTTTTATTAATTGTTCGTCAAATGGATGTATCTATGTGTGTTTCTTTTTCGGAAACATTTTGTATTGTAGCGGCAGATAGTGTAAATGAAAGAATTCCACTGGTTGCATCTAAAGAAGTAAATTGGTGTGATGTTTTTTCACACGCTGATCCTACAAATATAGATTCAATTGAAGATGCTATTGGTAGAGTTTTGAATCCAATAACAAGAAGTATTTTTGTGGCTATTAATTATAGAAAACTGTGTTCATATTGTGAAAATTCTAAAAATATATGGACAGCATATTTTAAAAAATAAAGTTAGATGAGAAAAAAACTTACATATGATGAATTTGTAAACAGAGCCAATATTGTTTTTAATAACATATATGACTATAGTAAATTTGTCTATATTAATAACTACACTAAAGGAATTATAATATGTTCATTACATGGCCAATTCTTACAAAAACCAAATAATCATTTACACGGTCAACGATGCTCTCAATGCACTAACAATAAAAAATTAGACACTTTTGGTTTCATAGAAAAAGCAAAATACATTCATCAAAATAAATATGATTACTCACAGTCTAATTATATAAACAGTGCTACTAAAATAAAAATTGTTTGTCCTATTCATGGAGTGTTTGAACAAAAACCAAACAATCATCTATCTTCGGCACAAGGTTGTCCAAAATGTAAAGAAGCTAAAGGAGAACGATTAATACGAAGTTGGTTAGTGAAAAATAAAATAAAGTTTGATAGTCACTTTACTGTTTTTGGTTATAAAAATGAAAAATCTTTGCTTTTTGATTTTGCTATATTTGATGATCAAAAACTTGTTGGTTTAATAGAATACAATGGAGAATCTCATTCTAAAATAATACTGAATGAAACAAAGACATATCACAAGGATCAAATTAAAATTGATTATTGTAAAACACATAATATTCCATTACTGATAGTTTCCTATGAAGAAGTAACACAACTCAATACATTTTTAAAAGAATTTGTGGCTAAACAAGCATAATATTATAAAATAAGTAAATAGCTATAGAAGTGAAACCAAGGAGATTATAAAATGCAAACAAAATTTGAGAAGTTAATTGAATACGTTGTTGCCAATGACGAAAAGAGAGCACGTTCTTTATTTCATCAAATCGTAATTGACAAGAGTCGTAAAATTTATGAAGCGTTAGATATGGATAATACCGAACGCGCATTTGATGATGTAGAAGCAGATCATTCTGCATCTGACCAACATTTTGATGAATTTGGTGGTGATGAATCTGATGATTTAGAAACCGACGTATTTGATGACACCGATAGTGATGGCCTTGGTGATATGGGCGATGAAACTGGTGAACTTAATCCAGAAATCGATGACCGTGTTGCTGATCTAGAACAAGAGTTTGATGCTCTTAAAGCAGAATTTGAAGAACTTCTTCACTCCGAAGAAGGTGAAGGCGAAGAAGAGTTAGAAGGTCTTGATGATGAGGAAGAAGGACTAGAAGGTCTTGAATCTGCTGTTGACGACGAAGAAGGCGAAGAAGAACATGTTGAAGACGAAGTTGAAGGTGATGAATCTGTTGATGAAGTAGAGGATGACACCGAAGATGACGATGACGAAGAAGAAAAGGAAGCACCAGTAGATGAAAGCATTATTCGTGAGTATGTTCTCAAGGTAACTCAAGGACTTGCTAACTCTTCCGAAGAAGGTTTTGTCCAAAAGAAAAGCCCAGTTTCAGCAAAGCCAAGTATCGTTCCCGGTATTTCCGCAAAGAACTTGAACAAAGGCGGAACTTCCGAAGGACGCCCAGTTCCAAAGTCAACTGAAATGATTGGTGATGCAGAAGTTGTAAATCGCCCCGGTCGTAAAACAGTTACTTTGAAACCAACACCAAAACCAGTAACTACAAAAGAAGAACCTTCTGTAAATAAGAAGTCAGTAGAAGCATAAAATTAAAAACTTAAATTATATTAAATCAAAAGCTAGGCTAGCCTAGCTTTTGTGTTATAATAAACATATATTGTGGTAACTATAAAGAGGTATCATTGAATAAATATCAAGAAAAGATAACAGAATTATATTTAAAACAGCCCAAACACGCCATAAAAATGATTTTTTCTAATACTGACTTAAAAAAATGGGTTGAAAATAATTGTGATCCTGCTAGTCCAAATAAATTAACAATGGTTTATACTGCTTATCATAACATTTTGCTTGTTTGTCCATGTGGGTCGGGTAAGTTAAGAAAATGTAATCGTTTTAATAACGGGCTTGCGTTTTGTGGAACGCGCTCGTGTTCTATAAATGCTATTATAATTAAAGAAAAAACAAAACAAACCAATCTTGAAAGATATGGTGTTGTTGATCCAATGTCTAACTTTGAAGTTCAAGAAAAAGGAAGGAAAACAAATCTTGAAAGATATGGAACAGAATTTACATTTCAAAATAAAGATGTTAAAGAAAAAATAAAAAATACTAATGTTGAAAGATATGGATTTGAAAATGTTTCACAAAATAGTAATATCCAAAGAAAAAGAAAATTATCAAATTTAGAAAAATATGGATTTAACCATCCGTCTTCAACTATTGCTTTTAGGGAAAGAGTAAAAAACACTAATCTTGAAAGATATGGTGTGGATAATCCTCAAAAAATAAATGAAGTTAAAGAAAAAACAAAACAAACTAATCTTGAAAGATATGGATTTGCATATATTAATCAAAGACATTATTCTAAATTAGCAAAAGAGATATTATTTGATATTGAAAAATTTAAAAGTTTTCTCGAACAACATGGTGTAAAAAATATGGCTTTATTATTAGAAACCAGCGAATCAAATATATATGTAAAACATCTAAATTTTGGTTTAAATATTATTAGTGCCTCTTCGTCATCTTATGAAAGCGAAATAGCTACTTGGCTTTTAAGTCATAATATTGAATTTATTCAAAATTCAAAAAAAATTATTTCTCCATTGGAGTTAGATTTTTATTTACCAAATCAAAAAGTAGCTATAGAATTTAATGGTTTATATTGGCATAGTGAGATTGAATGTAAAAATAAAAATTATCATTTTGATAAAATGCAAAGATGTAATAAATTAGGTATTCGGTTAATTCATATATTTGAAGACGAATGGCGAAATAAACGAGAAGTTTGTTTGGATGTTTTATCTCGTATTTTAAATATTAAGATGATCCATGTGGCTGCAAGAAAATGTCAAATTAAAGAACTTACTAATAAAGATTCACGTGAGTTTTTAGAAAATAATCACCTTCAAGGATATGCCTCTGCCACCATTAATCTTGGTATGTTTTATGAAAATAATTTAATTCAGCTTTTAACCTTTAGAAAACCGAGATATAATAAAAATATTCAATGGGAAAATGTGCGGTGTTGTAATAAAATAGGATATCAAATCATCGGTGGTGTGGGAAAATTATGGACATATTTTCTTAGAAAATATAATCCAGAATCGGTGGTTTCTTATTGTGATTTGCGCTGGTTTACTGGAGAAACATATAAAAAATTATTATTTCATTTGAATCATATTACAAAAATTCAATATTATTATACAAATTATAAAAATAGATGGCATCGATCTTTATTTACCAAAAAGAAATGTATTAAAAAAGCAATATCATTAAATAATATAACCGAAAATCTATTAAACCAAATGACAGAAAATCAAATTACAAAAGAAATTTTGCATTTAGATAGAATATGGGATTGTGGACAACAAACATGGATTTGGAAACAATAGTTTTGAAATTTAATTATATTAAAGGTTCGGTTGGATAATACCAACCGAATTTTTGTTTCTGTATAAATACTATTGACAATATTATGAGGTAAAACTATGAATAAACAATCTCTATTTGAATATCAAAATCCATCTACTATGACAATTGAAATTGATGAGTCCATAGATGCCACTGGAAAGAAACAAAAAGACCTTTATATGAAGGGTATTTTTATTCAGGGTGATGTTCGTAACCATAATCAGCGCATTTACCCTGTTAGTGAAATTAAATCGGCTGTTGATTCTTTAAATAAATTAATTGAGGGGAATATTCCAGTTTTTGGACAACTCGATCATCCAGATGATTTAAAAATTAGTTTGGATAGAGTATCGCATGTCATTACTAGTATGTGGATGGAGGGAGCTAATGGTTTAGGAAAATTAAAAGTTCTTCCTACACCCATGGGTAATATTATTCGTTCAATTCTTGAAAGTGGTGTTAAACTTGGTGTAAGTAGCCGTGGTAGTGGTAATGTTAATGAGAGCACAGGAACGGTTTCTGATTTTGAGATTATTACAGTAGATTGTGTTGCACAACCATCGGCACCAAATGCTTTTCCAATTCCAGTATATGAAGGTTTATTAAATCGTAATCATGGATATAAAACATTGGAATTAGCAGAAGAAGTTAATTCAAACCCAAGAGTTCAGAAATATTTGGCTGAAGAGATTACTCGTTTTATTAAAGATTTAAAGAGATAAGGAAAATAAAATGCCAACTATTCTCGAAGAACTAACTAACTATCGAAATATTCTTACTGAATCATATGTTGAAAAATATACAGAAGTAAGATGTCCATATGATGGTGGTTTCATTGGAGAAGATGGACATTGTGAAGAATGCGGAGAAGCATATGGCCGAGTTTGTGCCAAATGCAAGGGAATAAATGGTTGCTCGTGCAAAGATTTAAAAGAATATTATACTCCACAAGAACAAGAATACTCTCAAGATTTAATGTATGGTAAAAAACAAGCAATTGATGGTCTTTTTGCGTGTTCTGAAAGAATTCCAGATGGAGAAACAATAAGTTATAAAGCATTTGAAGAATTTTTAATTAAACACCGTAAACAAACATCAGGTAGATTAGCGAATAAAGTTTTTCAATTTAGCAATGGTTGGAATTTAATTCTACGTAAAGTTCAAGAAATGTGTCCAAAAAATAAAATTACAAAAGAAGAACTTGAATCAATTCTTGTGTTTATTGGACAAAAAGAATTGAATTGGAACTAATTTAATAAAAGAAATAAATAGAAATAAGGAGTTATCATAATGAAAACCTTAACTGAAACAATGTCTAATTATCGTGATATGGTTATATCCGAAAAATGGGATGAAAAAATGCACACACCCAAAGATGAAAAAGGTAAATGGGATGATTGGTCTCTTGCTGATTTAAAGGGTGAACTTTCTAAATTGAAGAATAATCCAAAGAAATCTGATGCTCTAAAGAAACGCGAAAAACAAGTAGAGTTTGCTATTCGTTCCAAGCAGAAAAATAAATGGGGTAAGATTAAGGAAGCTAAAACTCTTAAAGAAAGTGCTCATCCTAAGATGGAAGCTATTCTTAATAAATATGCCTCAGATGTTGATAAATTTATTGAAGATGGTTTTTATTTACCTTCTACAAGTAAAGAATTTCAATACGCTTTATATGAATATTATGTATCTGATATGCCATATGGAACTGCCAAGGCACGAACAGGTGATCCTGATGAATTTGTCACCGAACATTTTTCAAAATATTTAATAGACAATGGTTTAGTTCCAGATGACGAAGACACACCTACTAATTTTTTGTCTAGCCCACAGATTGCACCAATTCCACCAGACACTCTTGGAGAAAGTAGAACAAACCGTAAATGTAATGGAAAAGGATGTGATAAGAAGTGTGTTGATGGAAAGAACTATTGTAGTAAGAAGTGTCAGAGCAATACTATAAATCTTAAAAAAGAAGTTCCCATTGATAAGAAACTAAAAGAAAATAAATTTACTCCCGGACCATGGACTAAAGCTGGAGCAATTCAAGAAGGAAAAGCCGCTGATAAAAATAAGAACTGTAAATCTTGTAAGGCAGAATTAAAAGGTCTTGATAGCAAGGAACGTGCATTATGCTCAGCTTGCTGGAAGAAAGAAAAAGAATCATTTAAGAAGAAATAATCATGCATACTTTAAGAGAGTTATCTAATATCATATCCGAAGCCGAAACAATCTTGGTTGAATCTGAGCAAGAATGTAAATGGTGTCAAGAAGTTTATCCTCTTAGTAGGTTATCTAAGTTTTGCAGCAAAAAATGTCGAGATGCATATAATGATCATTTTGAGGATAAATCTGATGATCCAATAAAGAAAGAAGTTAAGGAAGGATTTCCATATACCGACGATAGGCCATCTCCTATAACTTGCAAAGCGTGTGAAACAGTAAATTTTGTAAATCGTAAAACTTGTCGTAATTGTGGAGAAAGTCTTATTCCAAATAAAAATATTATATTCAACTTTGAATGAACAACCGCAATAAATTTTTTAACAATTTTTCTGTATTATTTTTATCTTTATAGTTTACCACAAGAAGTGGAATATTATTGACCTCACAATACTGTATTTTTACACCATCTCTTTTTTTCTGCAACAAAAAATCATTACTAGCTTGTTCTTGAGTATTATTATACCATCGGAGTGGAAAAAAATGTTGTTCCCCTTGATATTCGATTAACCCGATCATTTTTTTATCTTTAAAGATAGCGAAATCAAATGGTAATGGAAGAATATGTTTACATTCTGGTATGCGAAATTGTCTAATATATTGTATGTCTAAAATTTTAAGAACATTGTCAATTAATCGTTCTCCAATAGATTCGTTACAACTCGGACAACCTATATTTCTTAGATGATTGTTAGGTAATTGATTAAAATCTCCGTGTATTGGACAGGTAATTGTAACTTTAGTTGTTGAATTGATATAGTTAGTTTTTGAGTAATCATATTTGCCCATATGGGTTTTGTTTGCTTTTTCAATAAATAAAGAAGCAGACATACTTAATGTTTTAGCTCTATGAGAAACAGCACAAATGCTACATCCAGCACCAAATAAATGGGCAGATGATGTTTGATTAAAATCTCCGTGTATTGGACAGGTAATTGTAACTTTAGTTGTTGAATTGATATAGTTAGTTTTTGAGTAATCATATTTGCCCATATGAGTTTTGTTTGCTTTTTCGATAAATATTTCGAGGGACATTTTTTTAATATTACTTCTTCCACATTGAACACACCCATGACCAGTTAAATGACTATTCGGTGTTTGATTAAAATCTCCGTGTATTGGACAGGTAATTGTAACTTTTTTAAGAGCGCCACAATACAAAGTTTTTTCATAAATATATTTGTTATTGTGTTTTGAATTGGCAGAGACTACGAAATTTTTATTTAGGCTATTAGCACAATTTTTACACCCATGACCAGCTAAATGACTATTCGGTGTTTGATTAAAATATCCGTGTATTGGACAGGTAATTGTAACTTTAGTTGTTGAATTGATATAGTTAGTTTTTGAGTAATCATATTTGCCCATATGGGTTTTGTTTGCTTTTTCGATGAAGTAAGTCATAACCTTATTTATGATAGAAAATATGTTATTCATAAATAAAATTTTTGTTGTTTTAATACCGTTAATAATCAAAAAATATTAGTTATAAGTAAATATTACTATAATAGGAGATACATTATGTTGGATGCCCTAGCACCGTTACTTGAAAGTGGGTTAGTAAATGAAGCCACTCGTGACGCCATTCAAAAAGCGTGGGAAGGAAAGCTCAAGGAAATTCAGACTCAAGTTAGAACTGAAATTCGTGAAGAGTTTGCTGGCCGTTACGAACACGATAAAGAGGTTATGGTTAAGACCTTGGATAAGATGGTTTCAGAAACACTAACTAACGAAGTAAATAATGTTAAAGCGGAACGCAATGAAGTTGCAAAATTAAAACTTGCAACTGTAAAAGAAATGCGCAATGCAGCAACTAAATTCAATAAGTTTGCAACTCGCGCTTTGGCAGAAGAATTAGCAGAGTTTGCAACAGACCGCAATAAGAGTGTTGCCCATCAAAATAAACTAGAGCGTTTTATTATGAGTTCTCTAGCTGAAGAAATTAATGAATTTTCAGAAGATAAACAATCTCTTCGTGAAACACGTGTTCGTTTAATTGCAGAAGCAAAAACACAATTGGATGAATTGAAACAGAAGTTTGTAGCACGTAGCAGTAATGCCATTAGTAAAATTGTTTCTGAAACATTAAATCACGAAATTACTCAACTTCACGAAGATATCAAGGTTGCTCGTCAGAATAATTTTGGCCGTAAGATTTTTGAAGCCTTTGCAACAGAATTTACCGGAACTTATCTTAATGAAAATGCAGCAGTAAAAGAACTTAAACATAAAACAGAAGTTGCAGAAAAGAATCTTTCAGAAGCTCGTAAAGAAATTTCTGAAAAGAACAAGATTGTAGAATCAAAGAACAATGAATTTAAGCGTCTTGAGGGAAGAGTTCAAAGAGAAAAAGTATTATCTGAACTATTAACTCCTCTTGATAAAAACAAACGTGAAGTAATGACTCAACTCTTAGAAAGTGTGCAAACAGATCGTTTAAGAATTGCATATGATAAGTATCTTCCAGCAGTTTTAAACAACAGACAGCAACCAGTAGTAACATCTGGACGCAACATGTTGCACGAATCAACTGGGGATAAAACTAATAAAGTAGTTCCAATTGATGAAACCGACCTTAGCGAAATTAAGCGTTTGGCAGGGCTACAGTAAATATTAAAGGAGAAGCAAAATGTCAACACCGTTACTAGAAAATCGTTGGGATGATACCAAAACCGCCCTGCTTGAAGGACTAACAGGAAATCGCCGTTCGGTTATGAGTGTAGTCCTAGAAAATACTCGCAAGCAATTGCGTGAGAGTGCTACCACTGGTTCTACATCTGCTGGTAACATCGCAACCCTTAACCGCGTCATTCTTCCAGTTATTCGACGTGTAATGCCAACAGTTATTGCTAATGAGTTGGTAGGCGTTCAGCCAATGACAGGTCCAGTTGGACAGATTCAGACTCTTCGTGTTCGTTACGGACAGACTGATAACGTTACTGCTCCTTATCCTTGGAATACTGGCACCGTGGCTGGTGACGAAGCATTATCACCATTCAAGATTGCCACTGCATACTCTGGTAGTGCAACTACTGGTCAAGCAGATTGGACAGCAAATTTGGAAGGTCAGGCTGGTAACAAGATCAATGTTCAGATTCTTCGTCAGACTGTTGAAGCAAAATCACGTAAATTGTCTGCACGTTGGACATTTGAAGCTGCACAGGATGCACAAGCTATGCACGGCATCGATATTGAAGCCGAAATCATGGCTGCTTTGGCTCAAGAAATTACTGCTGAAATCGATCAGGAAATTCTTGGTTCATTGTATTCACTATCTGGAACCGATCAGACTTTCGATCAGTCTTTAGTTAGCGGAACTGCAACCTATGTTGGTGATGAACATGCTGCTCTTGCAATTATGATCAATCGCGCAAGCAACTTGATTGCACAGAGAACTCGTCGTGGTGCAGGTAACTGGGCAGTTGTAAGTCCAATCGCTCTCACCGTATTGCAGAGTGCAACAACTTCTGCTTTTGCAAGAACAACTGAGGGCGTTTTTGAAGCCCCAACGAACACAAAATTTGTTGGAACCCTTAATGGCAGTATGAAGATTTATGTGAATGGTTATGCAAATGACTCAGTTCCAGTGCTTGTTGGTTATAAGGGCGCAAGTGAATCAGATGCAGCAGCATTCTATTGCCCATACATTCCTTTGATGAGTTCTGGTGTTGTTCTTGACCCAGTTACCTTCGAGCCAGTGACGAGCTTCCTTACCAGATATGGCTATGTGGAATTAACAAATTCGAGTTCATCTCTTGGTAATGCTGGCGATTATTTGAGCAGCATTTCGGTAGCAAACTTGAGCTTCAGCTAATACAAACAAGTTACAAACCAATCAACCCTTGATTAAATCAAGGGTTTTTTGTTTCTATTTATCTTATCGGTCAAGCATCACAGTTGCAAGTTAATTTATTTAATAATTTATTTGACTTGACTTCAAATGTAACTTGGTCTATAGTATAAATAGTAATGAAAGGATAATTATGAAAGATCAAATATTGAAGTTATTAAAAGAAAAACCAAAACATGCAATAAGAATGATTGTATCCGATTTAGAATTATGGTCATGGATCGAAAATCATTGTGATCCACGCAGTAATTCAAATGCTATAAAAGTATACACTGCGATATCAGACGAAAAAGTTTTATGCCCCTGTGGTTCTGGAAAATTGCGCAAGTTGAATTCCATTAAAAATGGATTCTTTTTTTGTGGAAGAGCAAAAGATTGTTCTGCTTGTAGGAATGCAGTTAGCACTAATTGTATTAAATCTGCAAAACTATGGGATAAAGAAGTAGCACAAGAAAAAAGAAACAATACCAATATGAAAAAATATGGTATGGAAAATGTTGGACAACTTCCAAAAGCCATAGAAACTCGTAAAAAACTTTATGACAACAAAGAATGGGTTCAGGCCATTGTTACAGTGATTCAAAATACCTGTCAAGAAAAATATGGTGTTAAAAATCCGTTACAAGTAAAATCATTTTTAGAAAAACAAATGATCACCATGCAATCGAAATATAGAGTTGAACACCCAATACAAAATAAAGAAATAAAAGAAAAAACACGAAAAACAAACCAAAAAAAATACGGTGTTGATTTTCCAGTATCATCGCACATTGTTCAAGACAAAATAAAAAATACATGTATTAAAAAATATGGTGTTGATTATGCATTGGAATCTCCAGAAATTAGAAAGAAGATTGAAGAAACAATAAAAGAAAAATATGGAGAAAAATATACATCAATTTTACAAGTTCCAGAAATGCGTGATATAATACTGGTAACATTTCGTGAAAAATATGGAGTTAATTCTCCGTCTCAGATAAATTTTCCAAAAGAAGTAGTAAACATTCTATTTGATAAAGAAAAATTTTCTGAACTGTTGAGAAATACTTCTGTAAGACAAGTATGCGAAAAATTAAATATTTCTCGGTCGCTGGTTAAAAATTATCACGATAAATATGAACTTGATATTATTCCAAAGAAAAGTAAAAGTGGATATGAAGACGAGATCGAAAAATGGTTACAAGAAAATAATATACCAGCTAAAAAGAATGATAGGAAGATTTGTAAGCCGTTGGAATTAGATTTCTATATACCAGAATATAATTTAGCAATCGAATTTAATGGTTTGTATTGGCATTCAGAAAAATCTGGAGGGAAAGGTAGAAATTACCATAAAACTAAATTTTTTAAATGTCAAGAACAGAACATTCAACTTCTAACAATATTTGAAGATGAATGGGTAGAAAAATCAGAAATTATTAAACACCATATTTTACACCTCTGTCATAAAACAGAAAAAACTATCGGAGCACGAAAGATTAATATTCGGCCAATTGATTCTGGAAAATGTTCAGTATTTTTAGAAAAACATCATATTCAAGGATCGACCAGTGGAAGTTTTTTATTGGGAGGATTTGTTGATTCTAAGTTAGTTGCAGTGATTACCTTATTAAAAACAAAAAATGGAACATTTGATATCAATCGTTATGCAACAGATCAAGAAGCATCATATGCTGGTTTGTTTTCAAAATTTTTGAAATATGTAGAGAGAAATTTTCCATTTATTAAGAAAGTAACCACATTTGCTGATTGCAGATGGAGTATGGGTGATGTTTATATAAAATCTGGATTTGATAAAATGTATTATTTGCGACCAGATTATAGCTATACTGATTATAATATTCGTCATCACAAGTTCAATTATAGAAAAAGAAAATTGAAAATGTTTTTTGAAAATGCTGATAGTATGACAGAAAAAATGATGACTGATATATTGGAGTTGGATCGTATTTGGGATTGTGGGAAGATAAAGTTTGAAAAGACGTTACGACCATAAGTAAAGGGTGATTCACCTTATCTTTCAAGCATTGCTGTTGCAAGTTAATTTATTTAATAAAGAAACTCTTGGATTTACAAAAGCATTGAATGCAAAACCAACATATTGGTATACAGATTATGAAAAGAGATTTCATCGTAGTAAATTCACAAAAAAGAACGCCGTAAAAACGGCGCTCATATTGTATCCAGAATTAATAGAAGATATTTCTAAATATTCAGAAAATCAAATTACAAAAGATATTTTAGGCTTGGATCGTATTTGGGATTGTGGTCAAGATAGTTGGGTTTGGAAGAAGTAATCATATTATCTTCTTCCATTCGGAATATCTTTAAGAGAACTCAAAAGCCAATAATCAGCCGCATTACCGACATCAAGAGATACTTTTGGAATACCAGAATTTGCGATTCTATCACCAATATATTTGGATGCTGGACCCGCACTAAACAGAACCAATGGTGCATCTATTTGTGATCCGCGCTTAATAACATCTTCTGATTGTTCCCAATTTTCCAATTTTAAATATGTTACTTTTATATCTAGTGCATATTTTGCACGAATTTGCATGGCATCGGCACATGAAGTATTTCTATGAATGAAGAGAACGTGTTTTGCAGTTTTGAAAAGTTGAATTTTCATTTCTTCTGTCCATGCATTACAAAAAAAATTATCAACATATTGATTGCGTGGTCGAAAAATATTATATAAATTAAAATTTTCTAATTGAATACCTGTAACAGATGGAGCAAAATATGTGCAATCATTAGCGGCGTGTTCTAATCTCTCAATGAGTCCTATATTTGAAATACCATAGCACCCCATTCGTTTCATCCAATCATCAGGGTTCGCTTGTTCAGAAATAGTTGCTTGGTTATGTGGATTGTTTTTTTTAGCAAGCGTCATTAATTGACGTTCACCATCTCCCATACGAACAACCGAGAATGGTTTTGAATTAACTAAAGCATCTCCAACAAGCATATAAAAAGCATTGGAACTTATCGTTGATTCACACAATTTAATCTGATTTTTTGATAGTGATATTGGTTCAAACATTACTTGATACTCGATATTTTATTATTTATATTTAGTGGAGATGCAGATGCTTGAGAATTATATACTTTTACTTGGTATTCTTTTGATTTACTTTCTGATTCTTCTAATTTACGCAAAAAATTAAGAGTTTTTCTTTCACTATAATAAAAAGACCACAGTTTGTTTTCTTTTCTATCATGTTTATATACTTTTACGTAACTTTCCAACCAAATAATTTCACCAGTTTTATCATATGGCTCTCGTTTCATTCTTGTTGGAAATAATGCATATTTTTCTATTTCTTTGGTATCATAATAATTTGGTAATGGTTTTGTATTTCTTAAAATCATAATTCTCCTTTACTGACGTTTCCATATTAACCAAGTTTCTTAAAATCTGTCATTGGAATTTCATAAACTAAATCTGCCAATTCTTGTCTATCTCTTCGTTTTTGCAATTTAGATGGATACATTGTTCCTCTCTTAACTGGTTCTGGAATATCTAAACAACGAACATCACCCAACCATGACACCAATAGATATGCATATACATGTTCTCGATTGGCAATAGAAGATAGATCATCAATTTTATTAGCATCGATAGTATAAGTTGAATACAATGATGCAGGAGTATTTCTAAATTTTACTTCAATAATACCAGCATAGATATTGTTATAGAAAAATTTAGCATCGTATGTAGAAGAAGAGGAAGACATCGCCGTTGTAAAACCATTTCCCATTGATGCAGTAAATGAATCCAAAATTTCTTGCTGTCGAATTCTATCAATAGCTTTTTCTTGAGTTTTATTTTGGTCTGGATAATACATTTATGATGTCTCCGTCTTTGGTAATTGATTTAAAATCTTAACTGCCTTTTTCCAAGCTCCTCTAACAGTATGTGCCGAACAAATTATACATAATTTATTGTAGTTTTCAAACGTTTTCATGGAAGTATTACATAAATAATAATACGTGTCTATATATTTATCAGTTACAATGTAAACTTTATTGAAACGTTTATAAGTTATTAGCGTCTCGTTACTAAATAATCTTGCTGCAAATTCATATTGATCTGTTGAAGTTTTTTTCATTTAAAATCTTAATCCCCTTTCTAATTTTTCCAACATTAATTTTTTGAGTCTTACTTCTCGTGATATTTTCCATGTATATTTATCTGGTCTATAACCGGGATATGAAACATTACATACAAAAATTTGAACATATTTTTCTAGCCATATTAATTCACCCTTTGTTTCATTTTCGTTTGGCATTAAACGTTTTGGAAAAAATGCAAATTTAACTATTTCTTTTATTGAATTTTGTTTAGGTGGTATTAGTTTTTTGTTGGTTGTTGTAAAACCATATTATCCTTATTTTTCTAATTTATCCATAATGAATTGATTATATGTTATTGAAGAATTAAATCTCCAACATTTATTATCTGAATTATATCTATACTCAATTATATATTTTTCCAACCAAATTATTGGACCATCACTGTCATTTTTGCCTTCTTTTATTTTCTTTGGAAGAAACGCAAATTTAACAACTTGTTTTGTTGATCCATGAAGTATTGGTGTTTTACGTTGTCTAAGAATCATTTATTGCCTTTCTTTGTTTAATGGTGCCGATGGGGAGCATCGAAATCCCAATTTACGCTTATGAGACGCATGTTATAGCCATTTTAACTACTTCGGCAAAATTTATTTGCTATTAAATTTTGGTTGCGGAATCAACACCCGATGTTGACGATTTCAAGTTTATGAGACTTGTGAGCCGCCATTGCTCCATTTCCGCTTCAATTTATTCTTCAAACTTCTTTAAAACCCATTCCTGTTTATTTTGATAATAAAAAGCGAAATATGGATAATAATCATCGTAATTGTCAGTTCCAAAAGTTAACCATATAAAACCATCATTCACATCAACAAGATTATAACCATTAAAAGTTTGATCACATTGGCCCACTAAACAATCTTCAACTCTTATTCTCGCTAACGGAGTGTTAAAAAATATTAAATCTTTGGTATCATCCTTCATGCGAACTTCTTCCATACAAGAACGATATCCATCACTTTCATTTTCAACAGCTTCAAAAATACAATTATTCAGTTTAAAACAATTACAATCTACTCCATAAAAATCTGCTTCTACTCCAATTTCAAATACCATTTCAATTCTCCTTTTTGATTTATACATCAGGTATAACGCAGAGGATCATTGAACTATATTTAGTATATCACACTGCACACTATAATGCAAGTTTAAAAATGGCGGATAGTTGAGAGCACGATTCCCATGCCCGTTAAGGCATCATCTGTTTTCGAAACAGAGTTGTTGCCGACCAACAATAAACTATCCAAAAATTTAATAAAATTTTGGCGGTGAAAGTGAGATTCGAACTCACGAAACCTTTATGGGTTTACTATTTTTCCAGAATAGTCGCTTAATCCATCTCGCGCATTCCACCATATCATTATTTATACTGAAAAACTTGTTCCACAACCACAAGATTTAACTGCTTTTGGATTTATAAATGTGAAACCACTATGCATCAAGGTTTTTTCATAATCCAACGTAACTTCCTCCAAAAATACAAAAGATTTTGGATCAACAAATACATTATGGTTATCCTTAGAAAATATATGATCATTTTCTTTTAGTATATCAATTTGAAAAGCATAAGATAGACCAGAACATCCACCACCCCTGATACCAATTCTTAATCCAATTTCTGGTATCAAGGGTATTTTCATTGTTTTAATATGATCCCACGCTGTTTCAGTTATATTCATCTGTTTGTTTTAATGGCTATAATCTTTGGAACATACTTCAATGATGACAATAGCAATAGACCAGTTCCAAGTAACATTAAACTGTTTGGCTCAGGTGTTTGATTCAAACCAACAAAAATCTGCGGAGGCCCAAGTAGCGAAGGATCAGAAATAACATCACCATCTGGAACATAAATAACAAATTTATTCCAAAAATCTGGTGATTCTGTATTTACTCCAGCAATAGCCTTGGCTAATTGAATATCACTTGCTGGTGTTGTTGGGACATTGTTTGAAAATAGACTCCATGCCGCCAAATTATCATTTACGTCATTTGTTGAATTCAGACCTGCATCATTATAAAGCCATGCCGATTCCTTTTCTGAATTTGTAGTGATAGCTACATCATAAACACGCCAGCTTTCACCAGTTGTAATTTCATTATCGTAACTAAGACACATTAATGTTTCTTGTGTTGCTGAACCATTAACTGAAAAATAATATGGATATGTATAAACTCCATTTACTGAATTTGATCCTGTTCCTGTAAAAGTTAACGTGTCTGCTGTGGCAGTGCCAACAAACAAACTAAAAAGCATTGTAAAAAATAAAGCATACTTTGTCATAAATTTCCTTTCTATAGTTGAAGGTTATTGTTGAGGGGATTTAATTTTGTAATGTGGCGGGGAGCACAGGATTCGAACCTGCGGAACCTGTTTTTGCAGGTTCGAGACTTTAGCAAAGTCTTGGCATAAGCCACTCGCCCAACTCCCCATTAATATTATTTATCATTTTCATATTTTCCTTTCAAAATATTTTTGGTGAGCAGAGTGGGCGTCGAACCCACAAACATCAGATTCTTAGTCTAATAGGTATTCCAATTCCCTTCATCTGCTCAAAAATATGTTTGGTGCCCATAGAGGGACTCGAACCCCCACACCTTTCAGCAATGCGGTCTAAGCGCATCGTGTCTGCATTCCACCATACGGGCACATTTAAAAAACCATTATAAAAGATAGGTAGGTCTCGAAGCCTACAATCCTCGTCAGGCACCGGCTTCGCCCCGTCAGGCTAGTCCAGTCGCTATACCAATTCGCAAACTATCTTTTATAAACTTGGTGGGCGCAGTGGGCCTCGAACCCACAAACAAAAGTTTTTGAAACTTTTAGGTATGCCAATTCCCATCACACGCCCATAAAACTATATGAAGTAGACCGAGTTAAAACTATCGGCTTGGATTACCAATATCTTTCAATTGGATTCCATTTTGAGAGGCACACTGATAACTTAATATCAGGGACCATGTGTTCATCCACATCGCTACTTCAATTTTTAATAATGGGTGGCTCTTTGTGTAGCTACGACTAGTGATGTCTCCGCTGTCATTTTTTATAATGACTCTTCCTCATTGTATTGTCTGTCTCAGTAACGACCTGTTTTATCGGCAAACAAACTAGAGAACCCTGCCCCAACCCCATCATTAAAACTATTTATTCTACTACAACCGAATTCGGTTGTAGTAGAAATCTACTACAACCGAAACATCAACATTGTTATAACCAGCATCAAATTTAATTATAGCATCTTCTCCATAACTATCCAAAAGTTCAGCTAAAATATCTTGTAGTTCTCCAATAGTTCCACTAAAATCTGTGAGTTCTGGAATATTGTATTCGTACTTCATTTTTATTTCCTTTCGTGTTTACTTGTAAAAGTTACATTTGATTTTTCTTCCATCAAATCTTCAATATCTCGCATGATATTATTTATTCTTTGTCTAGAACCTATAATATCACACCACGGAACTTCAAAAATAACAAAATATGAATGATTTATAGTCCCATCTGGAAATTTAAATCTTTCTCTAAATTTCAGTTCTTTTACTAATCCAAAATTCTTAGCAATCAAGTCTGCCATTTTATTTGAATCAAATGTTCCAGAATCATTCATTTTAAAACTTAATGTTCTTGTTAACAGGGAAGGTTCACATATTTCAATAACCGTTCCCTTTTCAGCAATGTATTTCATTTTATTAAAATCTCGCTTCTCTTGGATATATCTACTTTCGTTGAAACCAAATGGTGGTTGCCTAAGTGGTGGATCGGTATCACGATTACTCGCTGCGTTTATACCGAAAATTAATGGACGCCATGATGAGATTCGAACTCATGATTAGCTTGCGCTTACGATTTTGCAGATCGTTGGGTTAGGCCATCTCCCCGCACATGGCGTTTTATAAATTAAAACCTACGTCTAAACTTTCTCTCTGGTGTTCCTTCGCTGAACACAATAAAAAGGTTAGCCAACATAAAACCGATAATCAAACAAATGATTGGGATTTCTATTCCACCCAATAGAGCAATTGCAATATAAACTAGAACTCCAAACAACTTATGATATTCTCCGTTTGGAATCACTGATACAATATATGGTGCCAGCTTACCAAACAAAAGCCAAACAGAAACAAAAGCTGGCCCAATTCCAATCAAGGATGCAATTAAAATTCTAATAAAAGTCTTCATCAATTCACCTTTCAAGAGAAATGTTTTGTGGTTGTGGTAATGTATCTTCGCGTTCACGCATATTTTTCAAGAACATATCTATAATTTCATATTGATGTTCATCAAGCCATTTAACTTCATCGGCTTCGTTTTCAAATTTTGGAATTTTCAACATATTCATTCCTTTCTTGATCTATATATAGTATATCAAACTTTGATACAGTTGTCAACTACAAAATTTACTATTTCCTGTTTTAATATTTCTATATCTCCATATATAATATTAACTTTTTTGGATATGGCCAACATTTTTTCTTCACTGTTTCCTAATGTCATAGCATATGGATTTTTAGGGTCCAAATATAAATCATATTTTGGAAGATAAAAATCTGGAAAATATCTTCTAGTTATTCCCTGTAAATCTATCCATTTAATAAATTTTGGTCGAATCCATTCAATATTGTTATTTGTTAAAAATTCAGCTAAATCTAATTCCCAACCTGATTCCAATAATATTTTTTTATTTTGGTAAGGATTAAAAAACCAAAATAGTTTTTTCCTAAAATTTGGATATGTTCGACATCCAACACTTGCTTCAATTATACAGTCTTTTGAACCACAAGTTTTTTGATTTCTTTTGCGATATGGAACTATTAATTCTTTATTACAAATTTTACAAATAATAATTATTTCTGGATGTGCTTTTCTACCACCCATTCCACGAGATATTTGTATTTCTCCTTTTGCATATTTCTCTTTCATTAACATAGACAAATTTTGTTTATATTGTGCAAATTTTTCAGTTTTATAATATCCATTTTCTTTTCTTTGAATATTATGATATATTCCACTACATGAACTACTACAAAAATTTCCAAGAGTAGAGATACTACTTTTATTTTTATAAAAATTTAAACCACAATTAGTGCATAATATATTTTTACCAGTTTTTCTTGATGCAAGATTACACTCTTTACTACATAAAAATTTACTTCCTAATTTTTTACTTTCATTTATTCTTTTTATGGACTTTTCAAATAAATTACTACAATAATCACATTTAACAGTTTTAGTTCGCATATCATTACCTCTAATATCTATTTAGTCGAGATGATGAATTTTGAACTATTAATTTTTGGTCGGGGTGGCTGAACTCGAATCAGCATACACCTTTCGGATTCTGGTTCCCAAAACCAGCGGCCTTCCATTGACCCACACCCCGATATATAAACTTAACCTTTAATTACCAACTTTCTTTTTCAACACAACAATTTCATGTGCTTCATTTAAAAGTTTGATAGTTCTCTCGCAATATTCCTTACGCTCCTTGGGGAGACTGGTAGATACAGTTTTGAAATATTGCATATCTTCGTAATCATGTGTAATATTCATATTAATCTCTCCTATTATTAAAATTTTTGGTGGGGAGTGAGGCGCTCGAATCCTCGTCTAGACCTTTTCGGAGTCCCGCTAAAAGCCATCTCAGCTAACTCCCCATTGTTATTATTAAAACTTATTACCGTTTTCCAAATACTTCATCTTTCAATGGCATGACTGTGTGAGAGGCCAGAAGCGATAGGTGCATACGAAGTTAAAACTTTGGTCAGGATGAGAGGATTTGAACCTCTGATGTCGTAATGACGCTCGTTTCCAGAACGAGGGGCAAACCAGACCTGCCGCCACCCTGACTATTAAATTTGGTATTCCCGGTAAGAATCGAACTTACATCAGAACCTTCGCAGGGTTGTATTCTATCCGTTGAACTACGGGAATATAATTAATCTCTTATAACTATTTTCTTACTTGTTTTTTTAAACCATGTCTTGATCCGCAAACTCTACATTTTGAACCTTCTCTAACCATTATACTATCACAACCAAAACAAATTCCAGCACCTTTTGGTTCTTGAACCATTTCTCTATTTGTTCTTTTATAACCATCATCTGTTTCTCTTTGCATAATTCTTTACCTCGTATCGTGAGCAGTAGGCGAAGCTGCATTATTTAACCCGGTTAAATGTCCTCGAATACTCAAGACGTTCGAGTAATTCTGCGCCTTAGACGATCACGATACAACAACGCTTGGTGCAAGGGGTGAGGCTCAAACTCACCATGCCTCGAAAGGCGACGATTTTACAGACCGTTGGCCGTTCACCCGGACCATCCCTTGCATAAATCAAATTTATACTTCTTATTCCAATTTTCTATTCTCATTATTAACTCTTCAATCGTTATTGTGCATTTAATATTTTTTGATGCATTTTGTGATTGAAATATTAATTTACAATTTGCAGGATGACTAATTATTTCAGAAGGTATTTTATTTTTAAATCCAAATGAAATACTTACCATATGATCCCTTGAAATACCCTTCATATTATTGCCATGGTTTTTAGCTGAATACATACCATGTTCTTTTAAAAATTCAAAATCAAATTCGTTAGGAAAATTTCTTAATAAAAAATTAAATTTGCATTCTTTCCTATATCTTTTTATTTCTGGTAATGTGCTTAAATATTGATCATGTTTTCTATTAAAATAAATTTTCCGACATTGTTCACTACATAATTTTTTTGTGCTGTAATTTGAAAATTGTAAATCACAAATAACGCATTTATTATCACCACATTTTCTTTGTTTTCTTCCTTTTGCATCAGCTTTTGCAATCATTAATATGGATAAATTTTTACGACATTCATCTGACATTTGATGTGAATTGGCACAACTTCTGCCACAAAATCTAACTCTTTCAAATTCTACTGATGTTTTTCTTCCCCTCCAAATAAAATTTTTATTACACCGTTCGCATATTTTTTTATGATCTTCTATTGGTCCTACTCTATTTTCATATGCTAATTTACTTCGTTCTTTAAATTCAATATTACTATATTTTCCGTTATTTCCACTGCTATATTTTGAATTTAAGCCCAAGTGCATTCTTTCTTTATGACAATGAATTCCTTTAATACTAAATTCTTTATTACAAAATTCACATATTACTTTTTCCATAATCACCCCGCATCTTTATTTATGCTTGGTGGACATAATTTCATTTGAACTATATAAATATTTCTGTGGATGATTCGGGAACCGCCCCCGACCCCATAGTTTGCAGGACTATTGTGCTCCTATCAACACCTATCACCCATGTTAAAAATTACTAAACTTATCCCCCAAAACTTTAAAGCCTCTAACCATTTTCATTTTGGTTAGAGGCTTTGGAATATTAATTTCCATTTACCTTAACCATTAGCACCAAATACTGGACGGGCGCAATAACTTGCGGGGGCCAGTGCGAGTTGTAACGGGTTTGTAAAATGGATCATTTTCCTTCTCCAACCTTTTAATAATTATGCGGTATAAAAATCGATAATGACAACTACCATTGTAAACATTGTCATTATCGTAGCCTATATTCTTGCTACTCTTTTATACTACATCTTTATTTATCATTTGTCAACAACTATTTTTGGTATAAACCAAAATTATTTTAACGGGGTGGTGTGGTTTTGCCCGCGCTTATAAAGATTCACATCAAATAATTTCAATTCTTTTGGATCGGAAGGTTCGTGAATACCAGTGAAACTATTCGGACCAAAAAATTCTGTATAAACAATTGCGCTTTGAACTCCACGTTCAATATCTTTAATACGCTTCACAATCTCTGGACCCATAATATCTTGAAAAATGGGAATGGCTTCACCAAAAATTGGATCAGATTTATCAAATAAACGAGTTCGTGTGCCATATTTATACCAACCACTCTTAGATGACCATTCCCACCGTAAATTACTTCCATCATATTTTGTGAAAGCAATACATGGTTCTCCAATCGGTGCCTTGTTACTTCCCGGTATTTCTGGATATTGTTTCACTTACTAACTCCTTTGATTCTGCATGACATCCAACATTGTATGTTGAATATAGTTTACACCAATAACAACCACCACCACTTAAATATTCAGCATTTTTTTACAATCATGCTTTGGGCAGCAACACTTCGGATATTTATCGTGTTTCATTATTTTCCTTAATTGTTAAAATTGTAATCTTGCTAAAAATTCATTTTCAGTATCCAACACAGATATATCATCATTCATAATATTTCTTGAATAAGATACATAATCTTTAATTAAATCAATTCTTTCAATTTCAACATTCTGTCCTGTACAAGCAACAATTTTACCTAATGCTTTGCCCGCACATCCAGTTCTAAAACTTTCAAAAATTACGTATTTTCCAATATAGTCCATTATTTTTAGCTCTCATATATTAAAGTTTGTTTTTATATTATTTTTAATGTTCAAGTATATAAAGCATTGCTTGTTCTTCGGTAATAGCTTCTAAGTCTTTTACAAAAAGTAAAACTGTTTTATCAAAAATAGGAAATTTGACATGACACATTTTTTCATATTCATCATCATATGATGAAACTGTGCCAACTTTCCCGACAACATATTTAGATATAATTGTTTGCCCAATTGGAACTGGCTTTCCGTTTTTATCAACATATTTCATTTATTGCTCCAACATCCATAGTAATGCTTGTTCTTCTGTTAATATTCGTAAACTCTGTGGCCAATATTTACCGGCATATGATTTGTTAAAATATTTTACATTATAAAATATTGAACCTGCGTCATCT